AACGCTACAATAAATCGTTCCTTTACGCTCCTTGAGAACCGAATACGGCTCTAAAGTTTGAATATCCGAAGCTATAACGCTCTCTAGCCTTATATCTCATATTACCTGTATCGAAGTCTCCCTCTAATGCAGTTTGCATTGGTGATCTTTCAAAATACTTAAAGCCGTCAGGGCAGTCAGTTTTAATGAAATAAGCATCAGTATCTGTAAGATAGTTATTTACAACATATCCATCAGGAAGCATGCCCATATTATTGATAGCGTTAATATCGTTATCAGATGTGGCTACTCTGCCTGGTGTGTTGAGTAATCTATCAGCTACAAACACTAACTGTGGTGGAATGATGAGTTTCATTCCTCTTAAAGCAATATTAAGACCTCTATCATCTGTTAATGTAGAAATACTAATAAGGTTGTCTTCAAGAGATGTCTCATTTAAGTCCGCCATAGTAGTTGCTCTGTTTGCTAGTGAACCACCGCCGCCTAGTGGGTGATCTGTAGCTATCAAAGTTTTACCATCACCGCCAGTAACACTAAACGCATTGTTTAGTACTGCTGCAGCTTTGATTTGCTTTGTGTTTGCCATAGATCTAGCCAAGGCTTTGGTATATCTTGCTCCGAGTCTATCATAAAGATTATCCTCAATTGCTTCTTCAGTAAGTGCGAAAGCTAAAGCCACTGTTTCGTGGGTATAACGGGAAGTGTAACCTTCGTTAGCTGTATCAAATCTGACACCGCTTCCTTCAGCTTTTACTTCAGCATTACCAAACCCTACTATTAGGGTTTCTTCTTCAAACGCTCTATCAGAAGTTTCTGCATCGTAGATCTCTGTATGTTGAGCTTCGTATCTGGCATATTCCATACCGAACAAAGCATTAAGACCTGGCTCTAATTCTTTAGCTAATTGTGCTCTATTTATTGCCATTTATTATACTCCTGTTGGGTCGACATAGAAATGCTCATTAAATTTAACAATAACATTCACATTAGCTGAACCTGTTGTACTGTTGTCTGGATCACTCGAGAATCCCATGATTCTAAAAGTAGCAGTTGTCGCAGCCGTAGTTCCAGATAATTCCATAGCTGACATACCAGTTTTGGTAGAGCCAGATGTATAAGAAATATCTGCATTTAAACCTACGTCAGTTTGGGCTGGAGAGCCTGCACTTTGGATTTCAAAAACAGCATCAGGATCATCTATTACGAACGCCTTTATATCGGACGATACAGTACCATCAGGATAGTGTGAACTGAAAACAGTTTCACCTGCAGAGTTTGTAAAAGTACATCCTCTAAACACACCTAAGGCTTCATCCCCAGCAGCAGCTACTAGAATAGTACCTGTGTTGAGCATTTTTACTAAATCGCCTGAAAAAATATTCCCAGAAGCACCAGAGGCTATTTCGTATTCTGTTGTACCGCCATTAGCGACACCAGAACCTAATTTACCTACAACTCTTGCTCCAAAGGGGGCATTTTTGTTTGACATAATAAGTTACCTATATTTGTATATATTTTTAGCGATCAACTTCGTTGACCACCACCAAAAGTTGTTTTGCTTTCTCTCCTCGGTTTTAAAATCGGGGAGTTTGGATCTGATTCCTTCATAAGATCATTGTCCACAGCATCTTGCTGGGTTTGTGCACGCTCTGCGTAGTAGGAGTTTCTCTCATTACGTGTTTCATTAGGAATCCTAGCCAAAAGCAAACCACCTCGTTTTAATACTCCTGCATGTTGCCCTTCATCCATAGTGGTGTATTTCATTCGTTCCTCAGCAGGTATTTCCTCAGCTCTAACGAGTTCAAATCCCTCGCTCAATCTATCAGAAATATTGCCTCGATCCTCTACACCTAGATTCTCGGCCCTTATCCACCTATGAGTATAACCCTCAGGTGCCGCAGGAGCATCCAACCGTGATGGCGGGCTCCATACTTTGCGAGCTTCTTTGCTTGCTCGAGTGTCAGCAGAACGTGAAGTTCTGTTTAAATTTTTGTTATCTTCTGTCATAACTATTACCTTTTAACATATTTTGCGTACTCTGTTAAGGGTACGTTTAATTTTTTTGCCATTTGTACTTCTGCAGGAGACAGTTTTACTTGCCTTTTTGAGCTCGTATTACCTGCTACTCTGCCTGCTGAAGCCACCTTTTGTTGAGGCTTCGTCTTTACAGAAGACTCTTCAAACTTGTGTGGAAACTCTGATCGCATCATTTTATCGACTTCATTGTAATACTCGTCTGTTTTTGGATCATAGCCCTCTTGTATTAATTTTTGATCAATTGAAAACGCAGCTAGCGTCATAATTTCATCTTCACCAAACCATTCATTTTGCTCAACCCATTTTTGTTGTTTTTCATCAAGCTGTGGGGCTGGTTGTGGTTGTACTGGCTGTTGATAATTTTGTTGGAGATTTTGCACCTGTGTTTCTTGCTCTAAAGCAGTTTTAGATGCTTGAACTCTTGTTTCTTCAACAGCTATTTTAGCTAAAACATCTTGAGCTTTTGCGACTTTTTCATAATCTTGATTTTCATGGGCTGATTTTAAAGCTGTCATCGCCTGGGTTTTTTGTGATTTAAGTCTACTCTCAGCTTCAGTTAAAAAAGATCTGTCTAAAGTTGAACTACGAGCCCGTAATTGTTCATTTTGAGCTGCAGTGCTTTTTGCATATTCATAAGCTGAATCTCTGCCTCTTTCTGCCTCTCTTAACTTTCTAGTAAGAGTATTTATTCTTTTTTTAACTTTAGCTGAGTAATCCTCATGCTCATCTTGTTTTTTTGTTTCTTCCGTTTCTGAAACATCCTCTACAACAGCCTCTGCCTCAACATCGTTAGTTTCAGTAGTGGTTGTTTCGGGTTGATCTTCCTCTACAGGATCTAGTTCAACAATTTCTCCCTCTTCTATGTCTGTTTCTTCAACTGCTTGTGTGTTTTCTTCTGCCATTTTTTCTCCTAAACTGCAAGAATATCGTCTGGATCTAAGATTGTGGCTATAACTTCATCATCATTAATAATTCTACATTCAGATTCATCTCCGAGTTTGAAACGAGCACCAGCATATCTGCCAATCAATACCCATTGTTTTTCCTGACACCAAGGTTCTGCAAATTTATTTGCATCTTTATAGCAATCAGGACCCATTTTTACAACATACCCCACAACTGTAGCTAGAGATTCTCTATCTAAAGTTTGTTGTACTAAATGAATACCACCTTCAGTTACACCTTTACCTTTGTAAGGCAGTATTAAAATACGCCAACCTGTTGGTTGTGGCATACGCTCTAAAATTGATTTGTCGAGAAGTGTAGGGTCAAGAACACGTGCCTCTTGTGACACATATGGTAATTCTTGACTAACTTCCTCTTTTGTTTCCTCTTGTTTTACTGCAGCTTCTTCTGCTTCTATTTCTTTGGCTATATGTTCAGGAACCTGTATCTTCGATGTCATCTTGTATTACCCTTCCTAGCAGCTCTCTAAATATATTTTCTGCGTCAGCGAGAGAACTGTACCGCCCACGCAAAAACTCGTATTGTGCATGGTCTTTGCACCCTGCGAGCATTGTGTCTGTAATGTCTTCTCTTCTAAGTTCTAGCTCTTTTAAAAACTTTTTACTTAACCAAGCTTCAGACATTAATAAACACCAGAAAACTTACCGCCAAATTCTGCGGCTCCCATCCCTCTTGCTTTGCCTTTACCCATACCAGGTTTTGGTGTGGTATTTGCATCAAAAGTGCCAGCATCAGACTTTAAAGAAACACTACCCTTATTACTATAAGGATTTTTATTCTTCAAAGGGGTGGGGGTTTTCTGTTGTTTGATCTCTGTTCTTTTAATCATGTGCCTAATTATGTGGCTCTATTTTTATTTTTGCAAGTTTTATTTTCTATTTTGCAAATCTAACATTTTAAAACGGGCTTGTTGTTCAAGCCTTTCTCTTGCAGTGTCGTCACGTAAATCTGCTATATCTTCTTGTGCTTCTATTCTCTCACGATCTACCGTTGCACGTAATTGTGCCTCTTGTGCTTTCCGTTGTTCTTCTTGTAAGAATTGTTGTTGCTCCATAGATAATTCTTGGCCTCGCAATGCTAATTCTTGTTTTCTAATAGCAACTAATGGATCTTCGTCAGTAGGTGCTTCTATCTGTTGCATAAATTCAGTGACAAGCTCTGCCATGATGGGTGAAGAAAATTGAGCTATCATGTCATTGACTTGTAGGGCAAGTTGCTCTGCTTCTGCAGGTGATGCTTGTTGTGCTTGTTGTTCAAGTTGTTGCAGTTGTTGTTGCATTTCTGGAGGCATTTGTTGTCTACCTAAAGCATCTGCCTTCATTTGTAAATGTTGCATAATGTGTGAATGAATTAAAGATTGAACTTGTGCGTTCATCTGCACAGGTGGTGACTTTAACAATGCCATATGCGTGGCTATATGTGCGTCATGGTTTTGTTGTGGAAAAGCTTGTGCTTGTTGACTTAATAAAAGTTGGTTGTTCTCAAATCCTGCTTCAATTGGCTTTGGATCAGTAGGGGGCGGTGGTTGTAAAATTTTATCAATATTATCCACACCTATGGCCGCATACATTCTTTTGTATGATTCATAAATACCACTTTGTCCATGCACTTCTGGATTAGATTGTACTAATTGCATCATCTCCTGTGCCATAGCTATTCTTTGTGACTGGCTAAATATATCTGGGTTTGATACAGGAAAAATATCAACTCTTTCATCAAAGTCACTTAATTTTATATTTGCTTGGCCACCAGCTATAGCATAGGGATACTCTTGAGGTAAGTATTCTTGAAACACTTGTGCAAGCAACTTAAATTCTTTTTTCTGTGAGTTATGTAATCTTTTGTGTATAGCTGATAAAACCTTCGTTGATCTCTCAAGCAAAGCTAATGTTGTGCCTACAGGTGCGTTGGGATTGCCTTGCCCTGTGTTGATTTCGGCAATAGAAGCAAACTTTTTACCACCATCAACCAAAATACCAAGTAAGTTGAGTAAAGTACTACTAGGCTCTTTGAATGGTAGAGGTTGTATGGATTCCCGTAACGAGCCACCAGGCGCATCAACATCTCTAAACTCACCTGGTTGGATAGGTGTGTCCTCATCTCTAATTCTAATACCACGGGTTTTGAATCCAGCAGGTAGATTTGCTAATGTCCCAGCATCAATAAGTTGTCTAAGTATTGAGGTTGAGGCTTTTGACAAACCACCAATCATATGTGTTAAACCAAACCCATAGAACCCTAAACCTGGTAAAAACTTAAAATGCACAAAATACTCAATTTTGTTTTTTAAGGGATCTGTCTCTACAAAATTTCTGCGTATAGATAAAACATCATTTGAATTAGCATCAAGAGTTACAATATATGGCAGTTTTACGCCAGTTGGCATACCATCTGCATCCAGATCCTCAAAACCATCTATTTCAAGGTTACAATGCACTTCGTACAATAAAGACACCTCTCCTGTGTCATAAGATGGCTCCAAACCAGATAATTTGTTAATTTCTTCCTTAGCGTCAGAGGTTACTGACTCTTCATCACCTGTTTCTATGTCAATTTTCCTATAAAAACCTAGAGCTTGTAGTTTTTTAACCTCGTTTTCAGGCATTTTCACTACATTAGTGATGCGAGGGCAAGTTTCTAAGTCCGTAGTAAAATAAGGAACTATCAAATCTTCAGGAGCTACAAATTTAGAAACTGCCCTGCCTAATCCTTCATCATAATAAACTTTTTTAAATGCAGATCCTGCTAATGGCAGGTAAAACAACATTTGGTCTAATTCTTCATCAAATTCTTCCATAACATGAACAATCTGATAATTCATAAACTCTTTAACTCTCTGTGCTTGTTCCTCAACAACATCATCATAGGCACCAATGACTTGTGTTTTTACAGGGCCGCCAGATGGCAAGAGTTCTTTGTATGCTTGTGCTTGAAAAGTTGTGACTGCTTCGCCTAATAATGGGTGAATAACTCCAGATGCACCTTCAAATGGCTCAGATCTTTCATCATCAAACTTCATGCCTAAATATTTCAGACCGTCTGTGTATGTTTTCTCCCAATCTTCTCTCGATGACTTGTCTTTTTCAATGCCGTCAATCAATTGATTTGAAATGCGCATGAGTTCTGTCTCATCTAACATTTCTGCTAAGTTTTCATTGAATCCACTTTCAATAGGCTGTTGCAAATCTGACTCTAAAATAGCACTTCCATCCTCTTGCATGACAAAATCACCGTCTTGTGCCATTTCTAAAGCTTCAATTGCTACACTTACGCCTTCTTCACCTAACGGTACTTGGTTTTCTTCATTTAAAACGGTTGGATTTATGTCTTTTTCTATTGCCATCAGTAATATACCCTTCTAACTGGTGCTTTTTCTTCGTCTGAATAGTCATCCTCAAGAGATACTAAACCACCTTCTCTAAAACGCATCAGAGCTTGAGTCATAGTATCACATAAATCATCATTTTTACCAAAAGGGAAGGCAGCACACTCCTCAATCATCTCTTCAGCAAACTTGCGTTGAGGTGCATAGACTAAACTTGACTCAAAAATAGGTGCAACGGAGTGCATACGTGTGGATTTATCGTGTCCTCTAGTAGGAGAGTAGTTAACCACTGGTATACCTAGTCTTCTAAGTTCATGTGTTAACGGTGTGCCAGAGGCTTTGGCTTCGATTAGCGTCATATCTGGCTCCCAGTACTTGTACTCATTAAACGCAATACGTTTGAGTTCTGGAAAATCCCATCTGCCCTTTTGTGCATCTAGCAAAATTAAACAATCAGGTGAGTCTGCGTTTGGACGAAACACACCCCAAGTAGAAATAGCAGAATAGTCAGCGTTTTCTTTCTTAGAAAAAGCAGTATCATAGCTTTGAATTATATAGCTAACAGATGGCATTTCGTCATGCTCCCAAATATTCCACCATTCTCGCTTTATTATCGAACCTTCCTCTGAAGTAGGGTTCTGCATCCACTGAGCGTTCCATTTTTGCACAGGCAGGGATGCTTTTACCTTCTCTAATTCAGTTATATCCCAAAACTCTGGCCATAAAGCGTTGTTTGTATCGGGAAAAATAGCAGGAAACTCTACTATCTCCCACTGATCTGCAGCTTCTTCTTTCTGTGCATCAAGTAATTTTGCAGTGAGATCTATCGTACTCCATCGTGTCATTACAACAATAATGGCACCACCAGGTTGTAAACGCTGTCGAGGTCCAGAGGTGTACCACTCCCAACAAGACTCTAATGCGCTTGGACTCAAAGCATCTTGTTCGGAGTGTGGGTCGTCAATAATTAATAGATCTGCACCACGACCTGTAATAGCACCACCGACACCTGCGGCAAAATATTCACCACCTTTGTTAGTCTCCCACCGACCAGCAGATTTAGAATCAGCTTGCAGTTCTACGCCATCGAAGATTCTTTTATATTCAACAGAATCCATCATATTTCTCACTTTTCTACCAAATCTAACGGCAAGTTCGCCTGTGTGGGTGGTTTGCATAATCTTTCGATTAGGTTGTTTACCCATAATCCACGCAGGAAAATAGGTTGAGCAAAATTCAGACTTAGTGTGTCTTGGTGGCATATTGACAATTAGCCTATTTATTTTGCCATTAGCAACATCTTCTAGCTTTTTAGCAAAGATTTCGTGATGGCGACCACAAATAAACTCTGGCCACATTTGTTCTACGTAGAACAAGAAGCTGTTATGACACTGTTCTTGTTTGTTCAGCGTTTCTAGTCGTTCTTGCAGGACTAGAGTTTCTTTAATCTCTTGATCTGATAAGTGGGCAAGCTTCATAATTCAGCTAATATAGCGTCTATATCAACTGCACCACCGTATCTAAAAGCGTTGATACCACGCTTACTTATTGCGTCAAGTAATTCTGGACTAAATTTTAGGTAAGTACCGTCAAATTCTGATCCTGTATCCACTGTTTCTAAAACGCCTTTTTCATCTACGCCTAATTCTTTGAGAACTTTTTTTATTTCATCTGCAGCATCTTGATAATTTTGCATAACACCTACTTTACCTTCACCACCTTCTCTAACTGCTTGATCTTTAATAATACTTACTCCATCAGCATTTTCTTTATAAGCTTTCAATATGTTAGCTCTCATGGGTAATATGGTATATCTGTCTCTACCGCCTTTGTAATTTGGGCCTTGAGGCAATCCTTCTGTTTTTGCTGCTACTGCTTTTTTCAATATTTTCACACCATCGGCTAATTCTATATCTTTGGTGCCGATATCAACAATATCATCAAAATAAGCTCTGACACGATCCTCTACTCTGGGGCCTGCGTCAAAGTATTTCTGTCTACCGCCTCGTTGGCCTTCAGTCATAAAAAATATTTCTTCTGGTGATTTATCCAAAGACTCTGCAAGAGGTCTGCCAGTTATTCTTTCAATATCTCTTGGCTTTATAGAAAACTCAGTTATGCCAAGATCCATAATTTCTTGGTCTAATCCATCTAGTAATTCAATGACTTCATCTGGGTCGGGTTCTATACCTCTAAATTTATCTGCTTGAATTTTTTGTACTCTAGCAACTTTTTTGTTGTAATCAGCTAGTTTTTTCATTGTCGCGGCTTGTTGTTTAGGATCTATGAATCCTGTGCCTGGTTGCACCACAACTTTTTGGTTAAGAACCTCTTCTATTTTTCTTCTTTTAAGTAATTCTTTTATTAACTTCATTAGTACTTCATCATCCAATTCCCGTAAATTTTTGTAGCCTTTTGCCATAAGTGTGGCATCAGTAACTTTTGGATCTAATGCTTTAATATCTTTAAATATTTGCGCAGCTTTTGGTTTCTTATACCTGCCACCTTGACTTGCAGGCCTAATATAATCTTGTTTCAGAATCAACAAGGTTTCCTCTCTAATACCAGATGGTATTTCGTAGTCCACATAGCCTTTAGTAAAGTATTCGTAGTTATCACCTAACAAACTTTTTTGTGTTGCCACATCATTATCAAGCAAAGCTTTACGTAGTTTGGGATTTATCCCATCAACAAAAAACTCATAAAAAGTATCTCCTGTCATCCCACTAGGCATTTGTGTTAAATCTGAGTACCCTAAATCTGTATCTTGTAAAAAATCTTTTAAAATAGCGGCTAGTGGTCTGTTTCGTGTAGGAGCACCAAGTCTAAGCTGAACTGTTTCATCAATTCTTTTTATCTCGTTTAAGCCACCAGCATCTTCAAACACTTTCTTAATCTGTTTTCTAGGCTCTCTGTACTTTTTAGCAGCTTCTTTTTGAAAATCACTTTGAATACGAAAAACTTCTTTTATGTTGTCATTAAGTTGTAAGTCTATATTCTCAAAGGCTTTGTCAATAGAATTTCTTTGTCGTGCAGACAAATCGCCTCTTGCAGTGAAATATCTTGCACCTGGTTGAGTAATAGCTTCGCCATCAAACACATAGGCACTGTTGCCACGGTGCCCTTTGTCAAATTTGCTCTGGCTGTAATGATCTGGTGTCTTTCGATATTCGCCTGTACCTCGCATAAAATATACATTCTGCCGTTGATCACCGACATCTACATAAGTTGGTTTTGAGCTTGGATGTTCAAATTCTCCTACAGGTACTCCGCGAATTTGTAACGATTCCCGTTGTGCTCTTTGCATGTAATCATCTAAAAATTTACGACTTACCGTTTCTTGTCCTTCTGTTTCACTAAGCAGTCTTGTGCTTGGTGAACCATCGGGATCTATCAGTCGCAATAATTTAAGTTCTCCCTCTGGCAGATTGTCAGCTTTCATAGCGTCAATCCATTCGGTGACTGTTTTTGATTGTTCGCTTGATTTCAAAGATCCAATATCAGGTTGATCGTAGCCATTGAGCCATTTACGAGTTTTTGAACCAAGGTTTAGTTGGTTGTAATTGATTGAAGAACCCAGATAATCTAGTCCACCGCCTGTTCTGTAATCAAGCTCAGCTAAGGGACGTTGTTGGAAAGGCTCAACTTCGGGTAAAGGTGGATCCTTCGGTGCTGAGGGTTGCAACGACTTGCCAATAGGGGGTTTGGCTTTTGTTGGAGTATCAATTGCTTTTACACCAGATTTTGTTGCACCCCTAGCACCACGAAGGAATCTAAATAACGGTATCAAACTTACGCCTGCTAGTGCAGATATGCCTATATTACCCGCTGCGCCTAATCTATCGCCTGCTTCTATGTTGGCTTTGGCTCTACGACCAAACTCTCCAACCTCGTAAGCAGCGATTGCATCACCTACGCCAGGAGAGATACTTACAGCTATTTGATCTACAAGAGGCAGTTCTTCAAAGGTACGATAGGCTTCACGGATGTTACCTTCAGATATCTTGGTACTAAGATCTGCTAGTGTTTCTTTACGTGCAGCCATGGTAGGCTATTGAGATATAGATTCTAGGATATTGGCTATTTCCATGTCTCTATTAGACATAGGACTAGCCGCTTGATTTCGAATCATGATTTTTTGTTGCTCAAGTTGATCTATTTCATTTACTAAATTTTGAGCTCGTAATAATTCATTGTTTCTTACAGCCATTTCGTACTCTCTATATTTATTTTTAATATCGTTTTCGATAGTAAATATTTGAGAAAAAGGTGGTCGTTCGGCAAATCTAGGTTCGTTGTCCATGCCAGCTGCACCCATAGCTAAGGCTATACCTTTATCTCTGTTAGATAAAGTTGCAGCACCACCCTCAGCAAATAATAGAGATACAGGTTCTATAGCTCCAGATTCAAGCTCTGGAACGGTAGGTTGACCATACATTTCCATGTTTCTTTGGCGTTCAAGCTCCTCTTGGTATCCTTGTTGTATCTCCATAAAAAACAATGTTGCAGGCATAGCTGCTTGCTCAACTAGTCCAGAGGCTTCATCTACCGCTTCTGAAATACTTTTGCCCATTTTAGCCGCTGCTCTACCTATCTGTTCTGGATCTAGCGACATTCTATTATCTAAACTGTAAGGTTCAGTAAAACCCTCTGTAGCATCATACATACTAGCTGCACCAATGCCCGCTACTGGACCAGCTACTTTTAGAAGCTTCATCACGTCAGCATCTGTTTTTGGGTCTAAAATACTACGTAAACCACTTCTTTGAAAAGGTCCTGTTTTTGTTTTATATTGTTCCAAAATTTTATCTATGTTTTTATTAGATCTTTTTACGTATTCAGCGTATTCAGGAGTGTCAAACATACCTTGTGCTCTAGCTTTTGCTACTGCATCGTCAGCCTCTTTCATTATTCTTGCTTCAGCTAATTCATCCAGCTTGCCAGGAACAATTGGAATATCAGTGCCATAAATGTAATCATCTGGATTCTTCCTACCAGTAAGTTTTTGAAAAAGCTTTCTTAAAGCACGTAATTTCATTATATGCCGAACATCTCCCTAGCCATTTGTAGCTCTTCCATAGTAATACCAACTTGCTCTAAAAATGCTTGTATTTCAGCATCTGAGGCACCTTGATCTACCATTTGTTGTAAAATATTTATAATTTGCATGAGGGCTTGTTTAGCCTCTTCTTGGTCTGATCCAGAGATCTGATCTAATTCTGATTGCATTTGAGCTGGCATTTGCTGACCCATCGGAGTCCCTTGATCGGGCATCATTACAGGGTCTACCTGCATATTCATCATATCTTCTTCCATTCGGTACCTCGTAGATAAAATCTGATATTAACATAAAAACAAAGACGATGACTAGCATTGTGCTACAAATGTATTTTGTTTGTGTTCGTTATTAAGCTTGTGTGTGTATATACTGCGTAGCACGATTTTTGTCCCCCCCCTTACTTTTTGTAATCTTACCGACCGAAAATATGTGATCTAAAAGAATCCTAAGCATAAAAAAAGGGACAATTAAGTCCCTTCTTTTCTCCGATTATGTGGTTAAGGTTTGCCGAAATTATCTATGTAATTCTGTAAGCCTTCTCTATCTATGATCTCAACTGTTGTATAGTTTCCATCATCATCTTTATTAATTTTGATAAATCCTAAAGATTCTAAGTCTTTAATTGATTGAATAAATAAAGGATTATCTTTTAAGTTATTTATGTTCAACATTAATTGATCTCATTAGGATTAGGCAATTGAACGACATTGTCACCTTCTGCATCTTGCAAGTTCAATAACTCTCTCATCTCACCATGAATACCACCATTCGAAATAACAGTTTGTCCATTGATTACAAGATGGTCAAGATTAGGTTCAACAATACCTAACGGAATTGAAACATCATCTATTATTATTTGTGCAAACATTTTCATATAGACCTCCTTATTGATCTAATAGTTAAAGAATCTATTGTACCATGAAATGGATACATATTGTCTACTTTTTTTATTAATGTTTTTTTTGATCTAGACGAATTGGAGTGAAAACCTGGACAGCGGCCTAAGACACTGGCGTTTTTTTCCAGGTGCGGCTTTTTGTGTGTGTAAGTGCTTGTATGCGTTGGCAGTCCGACCCGACCCGATAAACTCACGCCCGACCCGACATAAGGAACACCAACACATACAAAGCGATTGTAATAATAAAGAGTGTGTCCAAGCTAGCACTCTAAATACTGTAACTCGCTTTCTCCTTTTGGCAACAAAGCACGCTTTATACATTTGTTATCTACATAAAAGCGGTATTCTCTATCTCCATTATCTAGTTCTTTGTGTGTTGTCCTATGGTTTAGGAAGTGGTGAGAGTTTCGGCCACTCGTCCCAACTCTAACCTCAACCTCGCCACGCTCTCGCACTCCGTAAGATTTACTTCCGGAATATATACAAGCTGTTATATTGTTCCATATTGGATAAGATCTACTCATTTTGACCCCCTCTTCAATTCTTGCTTAGCTTCTTCAATTACTGATTTATTTTCTGGATTGTAATTAATCAAAAGATCAGCTACTGATTTATTCTTTGTTGCTATTTTGAGAATAGCTTCATTTACTCGTTTGTTCATTATTTCTCCTACTATTAAAAGATCTATTATAGCAGGTGGATACAAAATGTCAACCTGCTTTTATTTGGTGATCTTAGACGGATGCAGTGCCAGAGGCGGCCCTGGATCTATTATTGTGTTTCGTTTGTGTGTGTTTATCTACGCAGTAGCAAAGAAACCCGACTCCCGACCCCCGACATAAAAAAGCCCGACATTGATCGGGCTTAGATGTTCGGGACACTACGCAACTTTTCTTTGTGCTTTCGCTGTTAGTATCAATCCTAGAGATTAAGTTTTATTATTTTATTCTATTGTATTTATATAGACTCTTTAACTTAATGTCTTAATATCTATTCTACTACATAATGGATACAAAAAGCAACTCTTTTTTTCATTAATGCTCGATCCGTTTGCCTGACCCCGCTGGCAAAATCTGGCATATGTGATGTGTGTTAAACTGTGTGTGTATATAGCTAAAACCAGAGACAATCCCGACATCCCGACACCCCGACCCGACCCGATTGATTATAGGGCTTTTTTCGTGCTTTTATTTTGCGAAGGGCGACTTGGTGAGGGGGTAGATGCGATTTATCCTCAAAATACCATCATATAAATATTCATTACTGTAAAAAATAGATACAAATAGTTTACTAATATATCTTGACATATTGGATACAAATAGTAAAATTAAGACTTAGTTATCACATTTAATAAACGGAGGAAATATGGCAACTAGATCAAATATAGCTTATGAACAAGCTGACGGAAAAGTTATAGTCACTTACTGCCACTATGACGGATATCCAGAATACAACGGCAGAATCATTAATAAACACTACAACAACAAAGCTAAAGCAAAAGAGTTAGCTAATGTTGGTTATCTAAGTGGACTTAAATCAACTATTGCTGAGTCAATAGAAGATAGAGTGCATCAAGATAAACCTAAAGTGTATGACAACATCAGACAGTATTTGAATGATGTAAATTGGGATATTGAGTATGCATATCTGTATAGCAATGAGCAATGGTATATCTTAGACGATATGATGAAAGTAGATGATGATTACAAGATCATAGATCAAAACTTCAAACCAACACAGTTCAAACCTTTATGGTCTGTTCTGGCACGATTAGAGAGAGTATCAGCATGATTAGGAAGTTTGAACAAGACGCAATAGTCAATGAACTCATGATTGGAATACATGAGACTATTGATAAAACCATGAAAAGAGCAAAACGCAATAAGGACATTAAGACAATGGAGAAAGTTGCAAATTGGTACAAAAACATGGAGACAACCAAGAACACCATCACGGATAAACTTGCAGTAGCTTTATTAGACAAAGCTAATCAAGGCAGAATAGAACAAGTATTAACCCAGATCATGAAAGAGTTAGAGGTATAACAATGGATAAATGTAATCTATGCAAAAAACAAGTAGATGAAAGATCAACGCAAGATCAAGCAGGTTATTCGTTATGCCTTACTTGTAGTAATCAATACACAGACGAAGAATTAGTTGAAATTATGGAGAATCAATAATGAAACCAACAGACGCAGAAAATACTATTAAAAAGCTTAAATATCCAAAACACTTACGCCATTTATCTTTAAAACGCTTAAAGATTCTGGCAAAGGTTTTTGCACCGAAAGGAGGGTGAATGATGCAAATTAAAACGCCAAGAATACAAATTAATGAAGTCAAAGATTGGCTTGATACTTTTGACGGCAATGATGCAACAGTAATTTTAGCTGCGATTGCGAACAATGAACTTAAAACCGAAGAAATGATTGATAGCATCTTAGCTTTTGCTGAAGGAGAAAATAACATAGCAAAATTTTGGTATGAACAAATGTGGAGGAAAGAAGAATGAGCAAACCAATAACAAAATCCAAATATAAAGTGTATACAAGTTGGATTGGCTATTCTGAAATAGTAGTTGAAGCTAAATCAAAAGAAAAAGCTAGAGAAATAGTTGATGAAGGAAGCTACGATCCTAGTAATGAAAAATTTACATTTAATGGCTTGGATTATGGTGGAGAAGAAGAAGAAATTTATGATGTAGAGGAGATAAATGATGTCAACCTATTATAGACCAAGCAAACCAATACGACTTGACGACATTAAGAACAATGAAGTCTTACAAGAGATTGGATTCGAGATAACAAATTTGAAAGACAAGAAATACTTTTGTCATGAAGGAAACTATATACATTTTGAACTGAACGATAACAATGAAGTTATAGATCTATTTCGTTATGGTGGCAATGACGCAGATGCAATCCTTATACCATTAGAGCAAATGTTCAAAGTAGAATTCATATCGGAGTATGATCTTGGTTATGACGATCTGGCACACGCAGACACTTCTGTCCGTAGATTTCATATCAAAGACGGACAAATTCATTTTCAAGAATGATTGATACATGGTTTTATATAACCATAGCTATCTATGTATTGATTTACCTATGTTCTGATAGGCCAGATGTGTGATTAAGTTAGACATTGAGATAGTTGACTTCGATCCCACACTTTACGACCTAGAACGCTACAAAAATATCCATTTTAGCCCTTTTAAGGTGGGTTTTCTTGTTTATAGAGACAACAAACTCATACACACAGCTTGGTTTACTTCAGAAACTGCACTATTTAAAGGTTTAGATAGCTATTTAGACTCTTTTGATTGATCTTTTACTTCTTTCAAGAGTTTGCCAGGACCCTTTTTGTTTTCAATATTAGCTTCAACTATATTTCCCATAAGTTGTTCTAACCTGGCTTCAACTTCTTCCCGACTCATTTGATCTACTTTACCAAACTTAACTTCCTTCCGATCTACAATAAGGCCCCCGACTTTCAATAACGAGTTCTGGGCCGAGATTGCAGCGTTAAATGACCCAGCTTCCATTGCTTTATCTCTTATGTCGTATAAATCTTGTACCGCCCGATCATAATTTAATTCATACTTCTTTTTAGCCTGATTCATCAAATAGTTATACTCTTGCCTAATCAAGGGCTTGTCCATTAACTTATTGGCCGCTTGACGAGGATCCTTATACCCAGCTTTATAGGCACATTCTACTAACGATAACCGAGGATTATTAACTGCGATCCAAATAAAATTTCTCTGTCTACGATTTAGTTTCGTATCCAGATTGCAGTATTCTATTGGCGCTTCTTCGTCAGACGACAGGATTGGTTCATATTCTAGTTTATTTTTTCTATGTCCCATGTTTGTTTCGCACTAGAGCTATATTTATATACTAGCTACCCCCACTTAACCCCATAGTGTTTTGAAAGCATACTTGAAGATCTATGACCTGGTCAAGTATTTTGTAAGTTTTTTATTGTATTTTTATCAAAGTCTTGTGACAAAAATGAAAAAAATAAAATAATCACGAAAAGCCTATTCTTATCATGTTTTTTACTGTCATGCTTTTTTGACAATAATTGACAATATTAACGAGGTATTGTTTTATCGGCATATTTAGCCAGTAATTCAACTACCAAGTTTGCTACTTCTTTGTCGTCAAACTGATCATTCAATTGTGATATACAAAAACTTAAAGCAGCTAACACAATATTAAGTTTGTCTTCACCCCGATATTCCATGTTTTGAAACATGATATCTAGGCGTTCACAAACTTCGTGTAGTGTAGGTTTCCCTAGCTTCTCTTTGATTGCTACCAATTTTGGCATATCGCATCATAACACGATTAATCATTTTGCATACAAAAAATGCCACATTCAAAATTATAACTTTTAAGATCACGGCCTTTTGCGTCAACTGGTAGATCTTGCAACATTATTCTTTCACCCTTATAACGAACTAGCTTTGCACCTAACTTATTAGATGTCTTAACTCTTTGCTCAAAAACACTTGGAAAAGTTTTTCTTACTAGATTCCAATATGTAGGTGAAGTTGCTTTTACACACCCAACACAGTTAGCGTTAGGAAAACCCAATGCATAGATCTCTGGCAGTTTTATACCTTCCTGCAACAAAATATCAAAACATCCCTGCTTTGTTATGCCCTCATCTATTAAAACAGGCAAAAGATTGTCTCCTTGCGTCTCTTTAAATTTAGCAGCCCGTTTCTTTTCATCAAAAGTAAAACCAAGAACAATATAATCGGTGTCATGGCGTAGTTCCCAATATCTTCTAGCGTTCTTTTTTAAATGTAAAGTGCATGGCGCACCAAAATTACTCGACATAAAAGCTGTTTTTTGCCAAACAGTCTCACAAGATTGATCTGGAAACTTAGGATTAATAGCATATTCTATTTTCACACCTAGCCATTTCTCAACATCTTTTAAGAACCTTCTATTATCTTTATGTTCTTCCCTAATAGGATTGTTGACAACTCTGATTGTGTTGTCTTGACCATACAACTCTATGGTTTTCTTAGCTGCCACAGCACTTGCAGCACCACAGCTAAACCAGACAGTTATGATTTTACCTTTCATGCCATATTTTTATAAATATGCTTAATCACCTCTACTGTCCAGCCGTTGCCTAACATCTTATAGCGCTGCGTGTTAGACACCTGATTTGTGTAATTATCTGGAACTGTCTGTAATCTTTCACATTCCAAAGGTGTAAGCTTACGCCATGTAAGATCTTCATGTTGCACACCTGTAGCATGAAATGTGCCTTGCCTTTCAAAGTTTGCTCTTGATGATTTAAAGTATTGCGACTTTATTGTTTGTGATTTATCTGGTAATTTTTTAACCACCACACTGTCTTTGCCAACTGTTGTTATAGCATTTGATTTACTATCTTGTCTAAGTTCAAGCATTTGTTTTGTTTTATTTGCTACCGATACGCCATCTTTATCCATGCGCTTACCGTCTTTATCGTAAGCTCTACCACGAAAAGCACCGCCAGTTACTACTTTTGGCTCTCTATTACCACCTTGACAGGTATTGACCGTTGGCGACTTACCATCTGGACTATACACTCGTTTGAGTATGTCATGACCATTTATGTCTACTGCAACGCCTACTTGTTGTGGCTTAGTTTCTATCATTTGCTCTTTGTTTGATGCAGTAAGTGTAGGTGATTTACCTTGATCGCTATAAACCCTTTGTGTGCTTTCATATACACCATCTCTGTATTCAAACTCCATGATCTGTTTATCAAACACGCTTGATGTAAACCCAAGAACTTCTTTGAGCTTAAACCATATATTATCACTTGGTATAGCAAAACTACTATCAGTCCTGAACCAATGCTCTACTTTAGTGATTGGCATATTTGTTTCATCTGCAATTTGTTTATTAGTTTTTTTACTATTTTTCTTATAAGCACGTAGAGCTTGTTGTAACAACAAAATATCAACCTCATGCTTCCTAACTTTTACTTCTTCTACATTCATGCCTACTTTAATTGGTTTAGTTTGTTTTATTGCTTTATCATTTACCCACATGTTGCCATTGCTACTATTTGTTCTTAATGTAGTTGACTTATTGCCTTTTATAGTTTTTTTATTGTAAGGATCATTAAAATCTGCGTTTACATCTTCAACATATTTTTTAACTGATTCTGCGGAAATGTATTCTTTAGTTGGCTTATTGACTAACTGTCTTCTATGTTTCTTCTTGTATTGTTCAACACTTGCACCTTTGTAATAATTTGCATCTATACAATGTGCTTTATTTCTTTCACTCTCAAAGTTATCTTCCAATATATCCCTCAACACTATACCCCTATCCTCTGGTTGCTTAATACCTGGTATATTAGTCCAATAGTATCTCTGCCTTGACTGAGCGCTAAGAAGAGAACTGTTTATGAAGATGGGCTCAAACCTTACTTCACCTAAAACATTTAGAAATTGATTATCAACATCTTCTGGCTTATAACACTGTGAAACTTGCTCTGTTATTATCTCTAAAAACTCTTTTTTCATTCTTACATTTTCAAGTAAAAAATATTTTGGCTTTATGTCTTTTAGTAAACGGATGAACTCAAAAAACAATGCAGATCTAGGATCATCAAAAGCAAGCTGCTTACCTGCAAAACTAAATCCTTGGCATGGCGAACCAGCTTGTATTAAGTCTACATCTTTATAATCTTCTGCATTTAGATTGCATACATCCCCGACTTGTATAGTATTTGGATAGTTAGCCTGTGTAACCTTAATAGCATATTTATCAATCTCACTTGCGTAGTATTTCTCAACTGGTATGCCTAGTTGATCCAGTGCAATCTGGCCGCAGCTCATACCATCAAATAAACTTAATACTTTCATGCTCTGAAGATATTATTCAATAGGTCGACCCCAACTATCATAGTTATAAAAAGGTGGTTCATCTTGCACCACATCCTCATATCTAAAGTTTTTTACCTCTGCTTCTGGCTCAGCAGGGACACTGCCAATAATCTTTTTGTGATGTTTGATATATGCTTGTACTAGATCTTGAGATTCGCCCATGATAATATCATTGTTGGCACAATCAAAAGCGTCTCTTTTATCTAACCTTAGGTTTTTTAATTTACTCACTTATTATACTCCTCTTTCTACTTTTATAAAAAATATGTTTTACTATATGTAGACATTATACACAAGATAGGTTAATATACAAAAACATTAATAGGAGAAACGTATGAGTAAACCAAAAACAGATATATCTGAAATTATAGAGGGCATAATAACTTATGCACCGACAAAGTCTAAACAAGACGCTGAAGAACAAATAGATCGTGATAAAGTTAATTATCTAATCTGGCAGATCGGTGTCGCTGTTAAGGAATTACAACAAGCAATAAAAGAATTGCAACAAGATAAGGACATATTATGAAGATACCAAGTATGTTAGAAAATTTTGAGCATGTAATCATAGGGGATGTAGCTTACTTTCCCAACCTTGATAACAACACTTATCACAATGGCCCTGGTATATCTTCATCAAAAATAAGAAGATTTAGCCAAAGTCAGTATCATGCCTTAGAGGAAGTGGTTGAGAAAACGCCTGCAATGACGTTCGGTTCAGCCGCTCATTCGTTGATTGTTGAAGGTGAGGCTGCATTTTGGAGCGATGTTGTGACTATTAAGGGATCGCCATACACTAACGCTAATAAACAACTGAAGAAAGATAGTCTTGCAAAAGGTTTGTCAGTTATCACTGAAGAACAAAGAGACACTATTTACAGTATGAATAATAGTTTGGTACTAGAAGCAGAACCATACCTGCATCCAGGTAAAGACTATCCACAAGTTTTAGAGTCACCAAAAGAAGTATCAATTTATTGGTATGAACAAGGTTTGCTGTGTAAAACACGGGCTGATGTTGTTTGCAATGCGTTTGATAACAATTTTGGGGAAGATGCCATTGTGCTTGTAGATTATAAAACAACGAGTGATTGCTCGGTAAGGGGGTTTACCAATTCGGTAAGGCGTTACTCGTATGATCTACAAGCTGCATGGTATAAGCGTGGCTTTGAGCGTGCTGGATTTAAAGTTGCAGACTTTGTGTTCGTAGCACAAGAAAAGAAACTACCGTATGCAAACAAAATATTTAAAATGAATCACGCTGATATGGAGATAGGTTGGAATTTTCTCAGTGGTTACTTGGAAGATTACAACAAGATGTTAGCGGGCAACCCAGCAACTATTTACAACAGTCCAAATGTTGTTGAACTAAATACTGGCAATTTTTATAGGGAGGATGCAAATGAAACTTAATTTTGAAGTAAAGAAGAAAAACACAACAGGAGTGCAGTTTAGAATAGATCCACATACTAAGAAGAAACTTAATGCATTAAAAAGGTATTATGGTGTTGGAACAGGAGTGTTGATTAAACAAATGATATGTCAATGCCATGATGCGTTAGCAGAGGTAGATAAATAGTGGTGCACTTGTGATAACTTCATTTAAAATCATTCTAATAATACTTGCTCTAAGTATTGTCTTACCTTTGGCTTACATAGCCATCACAGATAGCGATAAGTAAAAAAAAAGGGGCTTGCGCCCCTTTTATCACATAGTAGGGATATTCTCCCTCGGAGGTGTCATATCTGCGTCTTCACTTTGTAGATACAACTTGATCTTTGTTTTCTTAGCAGTAATCTCTTTACCTTCGTTGTTAGTGAAAGTATCATCGACATTGCCAAGCGATAACCTTAGGCCTTTACCAACAAAGTCACTATGATTTTCTGGATATTTTTTATACCCAACAGCTTTAGTAAGCCTGGTAAAAATCTCAGTGCTTATACGCTTGTTATCTTCGTTTGTAGCCCATAGGTTATACCATTCGTTATGGTCACGATACTTACCCCCAGCAATTTGAAACGTGACTTTTAATGTCCAGTTTCCTGCTGCAGATTTGTATTTATCAGTCGCAATAATCTTTGCATTATATTCGCCCTCTGGTGCGACTGGTGTGCCAGTGGACTGCTCTTCTAAATTGTCGAAAAACTCGACATCACTAAAATCACTCATTAGATTCCCCCTTTGTGATATTTGTTAATGAAAACCCTAACTTTTCAATTAAGGCACTTATATCAGGTCTTTCAAAATCATCTAGCTTACCGCTTCTGTCTTTTGCTTTATATCCCTGACCATAGACGGTTTGCAACCATCTGTTTCTAGTGTTCCTGCCTTCCTCGTCTTGATCCTCTATGATGCGTAATGCAAGCACCTCATCAAAGAAATAGGTTACAGTTTCACCAAGTTGTTGACCAACCATTTTCGGTGCATGTTTCAATACACCATCATCATTTATGACGGCTTCTTTACATAGAAATAAAACGTGCATATGTAAGTCTCTAAATGCACGCATAAGATTACCTACTGAATCTTGGACATTACCATATGCCATTCTAGGATCTTTGCTTCTAGACTTTTCCCAATTCAATAAGATCTCACTTATTTCAGATACTGAGTCTAAGCAAACTGTGTCATATTGTAGTTCGCCAGACTTCAAAGCATCATGCAGTTGCATAACTTCTGACGCTTCTTTTACTTCAATAGCATCAACATTGTTGGCATCTTTAATTGCAAGTAAGCCAGCTTCTGCACTAATGACAAGCACTCGTCCAGGACATGTTTTTGCTAGGGTAGTTTTACCCGCACCAGCCATACCATATACCAAGATTTTAGCACCTTGATTTTGTACTAGCTTTTGCGGAGATACGATTCTTTTTGATAGTTCCATACTTTCTCCTAATAAAATTTACTTGACGATTATACATCAAATCGTTACCATGTGTAAAATTTATTTTTTTACAATATGATGACAGGAGAAGCAAATGGACAATATCAAGCAAGAGAATATTACTTGGCAAGCAAATTTCTTTTTTCGTACAAAGAGTTTAGCAACAGAAAAACTTAAGGAATTAGAGACTATGGGAATAAAACCAAATCATGTTACAAGAAAAGTTAAAAGGTATACACTTAAAGAGTATATAGAGTTTTTAGGACAAAGAGAATCTGCAAAACAATTTGGTTGCTCAGAGGCCGCCATTAAGTCATGGAGATATGGTTATAGAAATCCAACTGTCAATCAAGCAAAAAAAATAATTCGAGCAACTGATGGGAGATTAGATTACGAGTCTATTTACGGGCCTATATCTGAAATCATAGAAACAGAAGATTAGTGTGTTTCAGCTTAATATCACTGAGGACGACACATCCTTAGAGCAAGCACTTGCTTACTATGACGAGGGCTATAATGTTGTTCCTTTACAAAGATCTAATAAAAAGCCACCCCCTTTTCTTAAGGGTTGGGAGCAGTACAAACAACAAAGGCCATCAAGAGATCTTGTTAAGTCATGGTTTGAGGGTAAGGACAATCTAGTCGTTGCTCTTGTCTGTGGCAAGTTTATTGTTGTAGACGCTGATTCTCCAGAGGCTATGAACTGGGTAGAAAACAATTTACCACCTTGTCCATTTAAAGTAGTAACTGGTAAGGGTATGCATTACTATTACAATAACCCACAAAACTACACTACATTTGCTACGAGAAGAACTCCAGAGACACCCATTGAAAGACTAATAGATATTAGAGGTGTAGGTGGATTAATCATTGCACCATGGAATAAGCATGCCAATGGGCAAATTTACAAACCTATAACCTTTCCAGATTGGAAGATAAATGACCACACAGATCTTCCAGACTTTACTGAGATAGAGTTTGCAAAAATCACTGGCGTGCCAAAGACAGAGACAAGCGTGCAAACAGCACCTTTTTTATTAGAAGGTGTGTTGGAGGGATCAAGAAATGATGAGGCCGCTAGGATATCTGGTTATCTAATTTCTAAAAATGTAAACATTGAGTTTGTTAAGATCTTTCTACAAAACTGGAACAAAAATAATAATCCACCGTTACCACAAGAAGAGATAGAAAGAGTGGTCACAAGTGTTAAAAGCACACATGATAGGAAAAATCAGATCGCACCTTTGTTTGTGCAAGCAAGTGAAACCATACACAAACCAAAAGATTTATTTAACCCACCAGGTTTACTGAAGGATATGTTTAAGTTTTGTGAAGAGATAGCACAAGTGCCACAACCAGAGTTGTCTTTAATAGGTGCGTTAGCATTAGCAAGTGTGACTTGTGGCCGCATTTATAGGACAAACATGAATAACTTTTCTTCTATGTATTTTATGGGTATTGCAAAGTCTGGACAAGGTAAAGAGAACATCAAGACTTTTGTAGAGTCAGTGTTAAATGCTAGTGACCATGAAAAGCTTGTAGTAGGAGATGGTTACACATCATCTGGTGCAGTGCACTCAGTCTTAAAAATGCGACCTACTCAAATAACCATCATGGACGAGTTTGGTAAAAGATTAGAGGCAATAGGAGCATCACAGAATACAAATAGAGAAGATGGTATACAAACATTGATGGAAGCATGGGGTAGGTGTCATGGAACATTACGGCCAGATAACTATTCTTTGATGAATGTGCAAGAACAATACAAAGAAATGATGATGAGTCGTGTGACACATAAACCTGCCATTACATTAGTTGGTCTGTCAGTGCCAAAAAACTTTTACAAAGCATTAAACAGTGGTCGCATCGCTGACGGGTTTCTAAATCGTTTTGTTGTTGTAGAATCAAAAGAGCCAAGACGGGTAGGTGAGTTACGAAGATTTAAAGAGCCACCAACATCAATTGTCAACTGGATTAATTATGTTCGCAGACAAAGAGGTAATATGAGTGATGTATCAAGGGATAACGCAGAGATAGACCTTGATCAAATAGTCTTAAAGTTTGATAGAGAATCAGAAGAAATATTGCAAGATTTTGCCCGTGAGATCGTAAAACGCCAAGATATATTAGAAAAAGACAACTTAGAGCCACTTCTAAGCCGTTCTAAGGAGAAGGCTATGCGTTTAGCCCTGTTATGCACACTTGCCTCTAACGCTGACGCACAGACGATTACAGGCGATATTACAACGTGGGCTGTGGATTTCATCAGATATTACGATCTGTTGTTTATAGAGGCTTGTAGAGACAAGGTTGCTAGCAGTGCTATGGAAGCCAAAATCAAACAGGTGCTATCGTTTATAAGATCTAGAAACGGTGAAGGTATCTCTAAGCGTGAAGTAGATAGACATGAGTTATTTAGAAGTATGAAGTCATATGAGGTAAAAGAGATTATTGAAAGACTTAAAAATGCAGGTGAAATACAAGAGGTTGAAATCAAGATAGGTGGTAAAGGTAGGCCTGCTAAAAGATTTGTAGCCGTTGATCCAAACTTCTTTGAGGATATTTAACCTAGTATGGGTCTGCCCGCTACCTGTTCAGCAAACTCAATACGCTCTTCAGATAAAGGATCTGGTATTTGTGCTTGTGCTAGATCTGGTGACACAACCTCTGGCACTTCGGGTGTAGGTCTTAAAGGTTTTGTAAGTTCGTTTATCTGGTTACGTATTTGGTCATACACTTTAATTCCTTCACCAGTTTGTTCTTCTACTTGCTGATCAGTAATGCCAACGGCAGTTTTTGCATCTTCAAATAATTCATCAGCAAAATCAACTGTACCTTCGACAAAAGAACCATCAACGCTTCTTACACCATACTGTCTAGCTGCTCGCTCCATAATCTGTACAGCTTGAGCTATACTGCCTGGATCGTTCTTACTTAATAGACCAACAAATCTTGGATTACTTAATGCTGTTCTCGCAATAACAAGACCTAGTAATGGTTTTAATGAAGCAAGAGGTGCAAATACAACGGCTGCACCAAGACCTGCAGCTACCAGTCCACCAGCACTACCGCCTCTACCAATCTCTCCTGCTGTTAATATATCTACCTGCTTTTGGAAATCTCGCAAACCTCTGGTTGTTTCTTTACCGAACATAGCCTCAAGGGTTTCGTCTCCATAAGAGTTTAGAGCTGTCTCTAAATTACCAGATTTAAAAATGTCATTGATTCTGCCATTTCCATTAAAATCAACAGATCTTTTTAATAGTTTCATCATGCTCGCTTGTTGAATACTATTGAATACATCGTCATCAACTGTTGCTTTCAGATCTTCAATAACCTTAGCATTGCCAGGTCTAAAAATAGTGTCTGTTGTTGCTTCAATACCTTTCTCTGGTAAATCAGCAATTGCACGATTAGCTCTGAATTTTAAAACTTTTTCAGATTCGTTAGCCAATTCTGTCAGGCCTCTAATAAAAGCCTTGCCTTGTGCGTTTGCATCAAGACCCTCTTTGGTGCCACTAAAATCAGCTACTAAGTCACGCAAATCTTTTGGTTTTAAGTTTGGTTGTACTCTATTTAAGTTAAATATAGTTTTTCTAACCAGCTCACCGCTGCCACCACCTGTTTTATCTTGAAATAAAATATCAATCTTACCCTTATTTTCTAAGTCTTTATCAAACTTCATTATTTGTCTGGCAAAAGTTGTAAAGTTTATATTACGGGTTTCTCCATCTGTTGCTTTGTAAATAGCATCGTCAAAGAGCTTTTGTTTAAGTTGAGCTTTTAATTTTGCCTCTGTATTTGCAGGCTTGTTAATACTAGCTAGATACTCATCATAGTTTCTAACTGCTTTAAACAAATCTTCTAAATCTCTAGTTGAGCCACCAAGAAAAATCTTTTGATAAATGTCGTCAGGTGGAGTAGAACCAATCTTTGCGTTTGATATAATTTTTTGTATATTCAAGTTATCAAACGGTTGCATCCTTTGAGCGTTTAATAAATTAATTTTTCTTAGTTCTTTTAATGAATTGTTTATTACATCTGCTTGTTGCTTTGTTACAGATATCCCTTGTCTTTTTAATCGTATGTTTAGATCAGCAAAGGTTTTTTTGCCAAGATCTGTCATTATACTTCTTCTAGTATCAGAGCCAGTGGAGTCAATCAATCTTTTTAAATCAATCAACAGCTCCCTTTGTGGTGATGGTAATGGACTTTCTTTAATATATATATCTAAATCTTTTGCAAAGTTACGCAATTGAAAAAGGCTTACACCTTCTCCTGCTGTAATTGCTTCTGCACCTGTTTTGTTGTATAAATCTAAAAACTTCTTCTCAACCTGTTCTAATGTCGTGCCACGTACTAATGGGTCTTGAATACTTAGATTGTAACCAGGAAAGTCGTCTTTAAAAGTTTTAATACGCAACAAGCCTTTTTCAAAGTATTCATTTGCTGTCGTGTTAATTGCGGCGTTTATTGCGTTTGCCACATCTTTTGCTTGACCTGTTTTTAAAACAAAATCTGGTTTTACACCTGGTATTGGCGATCTACCAACAGGTTGCAAGTCGCCCACATCATCTGGTTCGAGCTTATAAATACTACGCATATCTTTCATTAGGTTGTCGACTTTTTGATACTTTAGACCCATCTCTTTAGTAACAAAAGCACGGGCTGTAGATACTGTGTTTTTTATGCTGTCACCAAAGTCTTTTCTGCTAGGTATGTGGCCATAATTACCTATTTGCAGTGCATCTTCTGTGACATCTTTAAGTAATTTATCTAAACGATTGGTCACATCGGATTCAGCACTTCTGAGTGCTTGTAGTTTTTCGTCAATAGATTTATCTAATCTGCCTTTTTGTGCTGATGATATATATGAATCAAGAGCTGATCTTTCACTCTTAATACCCCTAAGAAGGTAATTTAGTTCTGCGAATAAATAACTAGCATTAGCCTTATCTCTGTTGTTACCTAATACTTGTTCAGCGATACTTTGTGCTCTACCAGGCAACATTCTTTCTAACGATTGTTGTGCAGGTATAGCACCAGCAGATTTATCCATCTTCCAATCAAATCTCTTTACTTTACCTTTTTTAATAGCGTCTTTAATTTGCCTTTCTGTTGCCTCTTTACCTAGCTCCCTATCAAGTTTCATAATGTCGGTTACAGATCTATTTTGGTTTTGGTTAAACAAAACTCTAGAATCAGAAGGTTGTACTCTTTTCCCTAAGAAGGTTTGGTAAATCTTAAATACACCTTCTCCAAGCCCTTGAGCTAATGATCCAAAGACAAACTCTTGTTTGTATAAATCATTAATTTCATCTCTTTCTTGCAACTGAAAACCCTCAACAGTTTCGACCACTTCCTCTTCAGCTGCCTTACCTGCTGCACTACCTACACCAGCAGTAAGCATACGTCCTAATACCGCATTGTTACCCATAAGTCTTGTCATGCCCTTGAGTATTCTAGTTTGTGGAATAAAACCTGTTATTGTACCTAGTATAGGCCCTGCGACTCCAGCAAGATCGGATAAATCGCCAGTTCGTAAATTAAAATCGTTTTCATCTATTATGGTGTTGAGTTTTATTTTAGAACCATCTGAGAGAGTGCGTTCTTTAATTAAATTTTGTAGACCAAGTTGACGCATGCCATAGGGTGTTAATGCCATTTGTCCTTTAGTATTTCTTATAAATCCTTGTTCTCCTACCTCATTTACTAACTTGTTTTCTTGTCCTATCGGCTCATTCTGTGCACGAACTTCATCAAAAATATTTTGTATAGCTTTATTTTGTTCTTCAGTAGTTTCTGCTAGAGCTAAATTTCTTCTTAGTCTTTTATTATCAACTCCTGTTTCATAGTCAAAGAAGAGTTCATCATAAAATGGTGACAATGCACCTTGAGCTATAAGTGCTTTTACCTTTTTTCTTGCTTCATCAGCGTTTTTTGCCTCTACAGTTTCAGTAACTCCAGGAGAAATTTCAACTTCAAATATTTCCATTAGCTGCCTGTTGTTGTAGCGTTAGGATTCAAGGTAATTTTATTAATCCTACCAGGTCGTGACTTAGTAGAAGTTACGAAATCATTTGCGTACGGGTTGCCTGCAAGCTCACCTGTTTCCATGTAATCTATAAGGTCGTCATTTTGTATTAAACTCATATCACCATAGTTTTCCATACCAATATAGTTGGATTTCAGTCTCGCTATGGCTCCAGACATGTTTGTTAAAATACCCTCTCTTGTTAATCTTAACGCTTCAAGTGCTTCAGCATCTGTTTTAAAGAACTGTAAACTTCCTACTAATTCGTCAACAATCTGTCTATCTAAGTTTGAAATAGTTTTACCTGACTCACCAAGAATATCTCTAATATTTTTTTGTTTTATTTGGTTAAGCAACACTTTGGCTCTTACTCTTGGACTCAACTCATTCCATCCTTTACCCTCAGGATCTGGTTGACCATCAGTGTTAAAAACAGCGCCCGCTTTGTCAAATATCTCTTGGATAACAGCTCTAGCAGATGTCGTATCTTCGTTTAATATTATTTCTTCAACTCTACCAACAATTTCTAATGTGTTATTTCCACTAACCACCTCATTGTAATCTGCATTTATTTGCCCAGCTAAATCTATATTTTCTTTTGGTTTTAATTTTTCTTTTGCCCCTGCAGCAATTTCTGCTAACTTAATCTCTCTTTGTCTTTCAGCTTCTGCTATATCACGGGCAGCTCTTTCCTCAGCTGCTTTGGCAGCACCAAGCACAAGACCTGGGCCAAATTGTCCAGTTTCAGACAAACCTGCACCAACATTTCTAATAAAATCAAGAAACCTATCTGTGCCAAAGAATCCAGGTGTATTAAGTTTCTTTTGTGTAGCATTTCTAGCTATATTAGGATCACCTTTTTCTTCTTGTTCAGCTGCAACAGATGCAATGAGATCTTCTGCATTTTGTGCAGGTAATAACTCTTCGTTTATCAGTGCATCAGCATCTGGTATATTCATATTAGCTATTTCAGTTTTTAATTCATCAGGTGACAAACCTTCAAACTTTGTTTCAATACCAAGTTTTGTGTCTTCTTCGGTTATATCTAAGTTTACTAACGGTGGTTGAATGTCATTCAACAAGCTTGTTATCTCATCGACATCAACATCTTTTGGTCTTTGTACATCCTCAGTATCAAATCTTGCTTCCAAATCTTGTCTTTGTCCAGATAGCTCATCAAGTGTCGTAGATATTTCGTCTATATTAAGCCTAGTATTAAATGGATCGATGTCGCTAGTGATGTCTTTTACAGGACGCATACCCACTTCTTCTGGTCTAATGTCTGGGTTTGCACGCAGATATGCTTGATCTTCAGGACTATACTGTTGCAACATTTGTTCTCTAGCAAAATTTCCATCACTTACTTTAAGACCCATATCGTCTTGACGAAAATCAAAACTTGTTGGCTCAGGTAAAGGAAAATCAAGTTGTGAAACATCAGGTTGTTTTTCTTCTTCCTCTTCGACAATCCTACGCATCATAAACCTAGCACGGTCTTCATCTGTAGGTATATAAGACTCATCTCTTGGTATTGTCAAACCTCCTAAACCAACTTCAACTGGATCTGCAATATCTTTGAGTGCTTGACCTATGCCGAGTCTGTCTTCGCCTATCACTTGACCTGCTAAGCCTGCAGTTTGTCTTACAGCAGGCTCAAGAAACCTAGCAGTTCTCAGAACAGCATCAGCCACGTTTGTGCCGATATCTTCTCCCAACTGAAAAGGCCCAAGTTTCGGAGCATCTTTTTTCTGAAAATCCTCTAATATTCTTTGTACTGCATCACCTTTTTCCAAACTATCATCATATAAAATTTTATATGGATTGAATCCAAAGGTATTTATAAAATCAGGCTTTATATTGTAAACTTCACCTGTTTTTCTATCTCGTATTTGAAAGTCGCCTAGACCTTGATCTTCAGCTTGACCACCAATACGGAACATTTTTCTGTTAAGAAAATTCACTAGCTTGTTCCTTGTCTAGGAGCAAGAGCACCATAAGCACTAAATGCAGCACCTAGACCAGCGGCAGTAGGATCAGTAGGCATACCATATTGAGAATCAATTTGTGTTCTTGATCCTTGATAACCAGGTAACATTCCTGCAAGCTGAGCCAACACTTGTAATGGTCTGAGTTGTTGTCCTAATTGTTGTTCATATAATCTTTGCAACCCTGTCTCAGCAATTCCTCTACCTATACTACCGAAGCCTGCTAGTTCACCTCTTTGTCCTGCTCGAAGCTGTTCTTGTGTTCTTCCAAGATCTGTCATCTGTCCACCAAATCCAGCTAATCTTTGAGCTAAGGCACCTGCGGCACTGCCTCGACCTGTGCCAATTCCTAGTAAGCCTTGTGCTGCAAGTCTCCTTGCTTGTTGTTGTCTTGCAAATTCACTGAGTCCAGTTCTTTGTGCCTCACTAAATCCTCTTTGTCTAATATTACCAAGAGCTTGTGCTAAACCCTCTCCAAGAGCTTCTCTACGCTCCATAGCACCAAGTCTAGCTCTACTGCCACCAAATGCACCAGAACCAATTTCTCTAGCTCTTGCAGCTATATCCTGTTGTTCACCTGCCTCAAACACATCATCAATAGTTCGTTGCACTACCGCATCTTCAAATGGGTTGTAAAACTGTTGTGTCATACTAGGATCATAAGCACCCATGGTATTTTGAAATATTTCTTCAGCTTGAGAGTAATAAGGATCTTGTAAAGCCTCAGCTCGTCTAGATTGCTGAATAGCTTGATTTATTAACCTTCTGTTTTGTTGTAAAAATGGTTCAAAACCACCAAGGCCTGCAACTGCTTGTTGTCTTGCTAATAATTCTAATGGTGAAAGTCCTGCAGTTTGTTGTAATGGGACATCACTTCCTATTAAATTAGCACCAGCTTGTTGTAATTGATTAAAGAAGCCAGGTTGATCTGCAGTGCCAAAATATAAAGATCTCAGTAAAGGATCTCCTAAAACTTCAGAAGCTTGTTGATTTAACAACACAGGATCTATTGCTCCTTGCGTCATTTGTGCCTGCATCGAATCTGTTGTACCAGTAGTAGTTGCTGTAACTGTGGGATCTGTTGCACCAGCTGTTGCACCAGTAGCAGTTGCCATCCCTGTTGTATCATCAGCAGGTTGTGAAGTGCCTACACCAGTATTACTAAATCCAGGTGCACCAGCTAAGGGATTACCACCTGTTACATCAAATCCAGGAGTGCCACCTGCAACAACTTGGTCTCCACCTCCGATTGGCATAAGTGATGGTGGTCTTACTCCTACGCTTAAAGAGCCTCCGCCTGGAGTTGGAAACTCTTTGTAGGTGCCTCCACCTGGACCTCCGATTGACATTGGAGGTTGTGGTCTACTTCCTGGTGGACGAAGACCAAGGCCTGGTCTTTGTATGCCTGTGTACGGTCTTAAAACTGATGTTGGGTTTGATGGAGTTGGAGTAGCAGAGAATATTGTGCCATCTGGTCCCACAGGTGGACGAGCCAACTCATTTGAAAAATTAGGTCGGCGTGGTGGTACAGGTAATGGTCTTGCTGTTGGCAACTCGTTCGTATCTGGTGGTGTAAAAGGTATTGATGGACCAACAGGCAAAGCAGAAACTATATCGTCTGCTTGTGGAAGACCAGTTTCATATTTAGGCATGGGTAAACCAACAGGTCTGCCAATAACACCTGTTTCCCTCTCTAAAGTTTGTGGAGGTGCTACGGGTAAGGCAACGGGCCCTCCTTGTATTAACCCAGCTCCTCCCATCGGTGGTGTAAATGGTGGCCTACCTATGTTTGTTGGTGGAGCCACTGGTCTACCTATGGCAAAGCCTGGATTATTTCTATCAAATTCACTTGGACCACCTATCGGCATCCTAGCTCGAGCATCTCCAACTGGCATCCTAGCTAGAGGATTTCCAAACATGCCACCACTAGGCCCACCTATTGATATAGGTGGTGTTGGTCTGCCTCTTACTGGTCCTCTAAAAGGTACACCTCTACCCACAGGTAAAGCTCTTGAAATACCACCGCCTCTAGCAGGAGTTGATTTCGCTATTCCAGATAGTCTTTTGAATAAACTCATTACACTCTCCCAATATCGTTATATTGCTCAAACATCTTCATAAGTCTGTCCATGTTTTTTGCGCCCTTTTGTCTGTCAGGTTTACCACTTGGCATTATTTCAATACCAGTTTCTGTTTTGGTTACCTTAAATCCACCTAAGCCATTGTTAGCTGCAGATGTCATAACAAACTCTCCATCACTGAGCATGGCAGGTATGTCATCACTTGTGCCTGTACCAGGGCCTATTGATGGGCCACCCATACGCATATCTAATTCTTGTAATCCACCCATGGCTGCAGGTTTTCTAATACCTAGATCGAAACCTTGAAAGGTTGGCTGTGGCATAAGATCTGGTCTGATTGATTGTCTGATATCTTTAAGTCCACCCTCTTTCTCTTTAAAATCTTCTTTGACCGCTTTGCCGTACAATGCAGCTAGAGCCATCAGACCAGCGTTGCCACCAAATCCACCGCCATCTCCTCTGCCAAAAAAGTCACCTATTTTTCCAGGCAATGTGGCTGATCCTTGTTCTGCTTCAGCTTTAGCAATTGCAGCAGCTTTTTCTTCATCTGTCATAGCTTGTATTTCTGCATCTGTATAACCATATTGCTCTAAAGCAGCAGATCGACCACCAAATCCAAACTGATCACCAATAGTTTTTATAAATTGTGGCGTGCTTCCAACATCATCTGGATCTCTTTTAAATAAATTTCCTGCTATTCCTTTAAGACCTTCTCTAAATTTGCCGCTTGCTCCAAAAAATTTACCTGAAGTTGCTTTACTTGCACCTTTACCTAATATCTTACCTAATGGTCCAGCTCCACCTATGCCAGCAATGCCGAGTCCGACTGCAGCTATAGGTGCAACTTTTTTAACTACTTTTTTGAGACTTTTACCTAATTTTTTTAGAAATCCAAACTCAGCCATACCTGTAATTGGATTAATTGACATACCTTGACCTACAGTATATTCATTCGGATCAAGCCCTACAGCCATCATTTCTTGTTGTATTATTTGTTGGGTTTGTGGAGAAATAACTGGTGGTACTACCATCTCCCCTGGTGCTACATGGGCAAGCATTGTATCTTCCCCTCTGCCTAGACCTGCTATACCGCCTGGATTATTCATTTCATTCATGCTCAAATCATTCCTCGTTACATGTTAACCAAAATACCAAAAGGTATCTATCTCCTGATTCTACTGCTAGCCCTCTATGCATATGCGTAAAACTAGGAAAAATTAGAGCGTGGCCTGTAGGTAATGGCTCGACTGTACCACGTTTTAAAAACTCAGTTCCGCCACCTTTGTACTCCCCCGTGTTCAAAGGAACTACCATACTTATATCAGCACTTGCATCATGATGCCAAGCACCTTGTTTTTTATCCTTTAAATTATAATTAGCTATTTGGATTCCGCCCCCATCTACATGCCTATTCCAAATATTTAAAAATATAGGATTTCCAATAGTATATATCGTTTGCATTAAAGATTGAAATATTTGTGGACAATTATCTTGAAACGTTATTTCTGGTATTTGTCGTAGATCATCCTCTTCTGGGTTAGGATTAAAGCCAAAATGTGTTTCCAAATGTTTCATTTCATCCATTAATATCTGACAAAACTTCTCTGAAAAAAAAGGCACGGTGTAAACATCCTTTAATGGTTCTTCTATAATTTTGTCTAAAGGTGTTGATTTTGGCGACTTTGTGCCACTTTCTTGGTAAAAATCTACTATTGGGTTTATAGAGTCTTTTACTGCAGCAAAAGTTTCTTTGTTTATATACCAATCACTTGGATAGGTGAGTAGTAGGTTTTTTGGTTGATAAATAAGGTTTTCAGCTACGTTTATCATAACTCTATGGTTGTTGCTCCTGCTATCTTGATAGTTACTGTGCCAACCTCTGATGTCATCTCAAAACCCTTAGCTAAGGTTCTATCGCCTATATCTACCCATTTGTTACCTGTGTAGACTTGTAAAACACCAATTGTGGTATTCCAAACAATACTACCTGCATTAAACTGTAAGGTGTTTTTTTCTGCGTCAGATATCTGCCTAACATTATCAAGATCCACTGCACCAAGATTAATTTCTAAAATACGGACTAATCTATTAAAAATATCAGAGGAAACGGTGTCAGTAGCTAGTGGTAGCTGAGTTTGTAAAATCTTACTCATCTTTTACCATCTGGTTTTATGTCTATCCTCGTGGCTCCTAATCTCCATCCTATTGATAAATTACCATTGTTAGATGCATCGTCATCAGATTCAAAACGCAAAGCTATTTGTCTTGAACGACTACGCACAAAGACTTGTTGAGTTGTTGCTGATATGGCATTTGTAGAATTTGTGGTAAGAGAGTCGCCTGGAAAGTTTCTTGTTTTCAAAACAATGTTTACATTACCGTTGTTATCATCTTGTATAAATTTGTAATCTGGTATTATTCTTTTCAAAAAGCTAAATTGGTCGCCATCACCTATATCCATATCAGAGCTTTCTATAAACACATTTGTCATAGGAGATCCATCATCATCAAAACCTATTTCCTGTTTAAATAGATAACTGTTACCAACTGCTCTCGGATAATTTTCTATGCCAGAATCAAGCCAAGCTGTTCTAACTAATTGCCCATAAAACCATAAATTTTCTACATAATTATAGATTACATATCTATCTATTTCACTAGATGAGCTTGAACAATAGAACCACCCTATTTCACTTTTATCTTTTATGGTGAAAGCATGTATTTTAAAAGATTGTGATAGGTTAATATCGTTAAAAACATAGTTATGCACTGAACAAGGTAAGGTTTGCACAGATCCGTTGTAGACATAAAAATTGTTGTAGCTCATCCAAAAAACGCCACTAGGGGCTGTTGTAGCAGCTTTTGGCCCTATAAGACCAGTTCCTTCGTTGATAAGGTTTATACCAAAAGTAAAGGGCGGCCCTATGAACTGCATACTGTAAAGAGCAGTATCTGTCCAAATTAAAGTTTCTTGTCTTGCTTTAACACCACCAATAATCGAAGAGCCGCTTGACAACCTCAATGAACCTGCAGTGTTCGTTGTCAAGGGCTCAAAATCTAACTCATTTTCTTGATCACTAAAAGCCACTAACATAGGATCTATCGTCCCTGTTCTGGAGGATCCAGATATAGGATCTGCACCTAAAACAATCAAATGTCTATCTTTTTCTGATGTTAAGACTTGTAATGCTTTTGTTGGCACTAAATTTGCACCAGATATAGCTGAAAGTTCAACAGCTCTTGTCGATAAACCACCAGATTCTAGCCATCTAAAAATACCACCGTTTCTCTGATTTATAATCAAATTTTCACCAAAGTTGTCATGTGTCCATAAACGCAATTGGTTTGTGTCTGATAAAGTTGCAGCTTGTCCAAACGCTCCTATACCCCATCCATTAGCACCCCAACCTGTACTAGGCATATAAATATCTAAACCAACATTAACTTGATATGTACCAACGACTGAAGAACCACCATTACCGCTATCAGAAGAGTTAGCCGTAACTGTTGTTCCGTCAGTGTCTTTTGCTTCAATTGTATAACTGTTTGTGTTAACTATGGTAGCTATTTGATACTCTTGATTAAGAACTGTAGCTGTAATATTGCCACCAAGCGAAGATGCACCACTAAAAGTCACAAAATCATTCTTCACTGCACCATGAGCAGTATCGGTCACTGTAATCGTAGCATCGCCATTACTAGCAGAAAAAGTCACATCACCTGCCGATGTGGTTAATCTAATCGGTGTGATATCATTAAAAGACCCACCTGACTCTATGTAATACTTAAGATGGCTACCTAATCCTAGGTATTTAGCTCCCTCTAATGATATCCAAGGATGTAATGCTCTTACTGTGCCTAAGTATGTATTAGATGTAAGTTTCTCCCAACCTCCAAACTTTTCTGGCCTACCTTTACGAAACCTAACTAAATTACAGTCAAACCAACCGCCTTCATTATCATATGCGGTGCCCTCTCTATTTATTCCTGGTCTAAATGTAATCTTTTGTAAAGGCATATTAGATGTGATGCCACTCTTTGCCTTCAAACAACAAAGACTCTGCTAGTCTTCTGCGCTCTAACCCCTCTAAAACTTTTCCGTTTGCTTTGTTCCATCTACGCATTTGATGTGGAGCTTCTTCTTTCTTGTTTTCATTTAATACTTTCAGCAGAGTGCTATTGTTTAGATTTGTTGGCCCCAAATTATAAGTCCATGCAACCAAAGCATCAAACTCATTTTGCGATAATGGTACATGAACTGCATTACTTACATAAGCACCATATACAGGAAGCTCTTCGTGTAACCACTCATCAGCTTGCTCCTGTGTACAAGTATCACCTTTTTTTACATTTTTAGTTCTACCGTATCCTATAGTCCAAACACCTGCACTGCATTTGTATGCCTCTAGCTCACACCCTTCAAATTTTTTTATTAAACTTGTGCCTTCTTGTGAAATTTGCATATTACTCCTCCTCTTTTGTCGTAGTAACTTCCCTATAATACACAACAACATCTTTTAATTCACTTATATAGCGTTTAATTTCTTGCATGTTATATGCCATAACTTCGTAATCTGGCACTGTCATAGCTAGAAAAACAAGCTCTCCTTCTTGATTTTCTATTATTGCAAACTGTTCTTCAAAATTTTCGGGTGTAATAGTAAGCCATCTAACCTCTCTAAGAGATATTTCTCTTGGCATAACTGGTTGTACAATTACCCTTTCTAAGGGTTTTGCGGTAACTTCTATTTGTTTAGTTGGAATCAGGCTGCAACTGCAAGCCATCATCAAGATCATCAACAGTGATGCTGATTTGCTCGATATCTTCCATAATGTGTTTTGTACCATTATTTATCTTCCTTTGCATTTCAACTGGATCAGCTATGATTTTTGCACTTAACTGATAGTTTTGTATAAATTCTGTGTATCTTAACAACTCTCTTTGTGCTGCTTGACTTTTTTTTGATAACTCACTCATTTGTTGTGTTTGCAAGTCAAAATCGTTTTGTAGCGCTGTGATTGCTTCTTCTTGCGTTGCTATTGCACCCTCTAGCGCCTGATTATTTGCACTTAAAACCTTATTTTGATTGTATAAATAATAAGATGTAAAGCCTAAGGTAAGTATGATTGCTAATAAAAATTGTTGCATCAAGCGTCCTCAATAATGTAATTTAAGCCAGAAACACTTCTATACTCTACCACTTTGTCATTTACATCTCTAAACTTAAGATGTTTTTCTTTTTGTATTATTATTTTTTTTGAAATGTATGTTTTATCGTCTGAATCTCCATATTCTTTGTTGAAGGACACAGTAATTTTGTACCTAGTAGAAAAATACTCACAGATCCAAATATATAATTTTTTAAAGTATTGCATTATACAAATTTAGATAAAACTATAGATACTAAGATAAAAGGGTAGACAGCCCATATCATGTTTTCTAATTTATCAAAACGTGCTGACCCATCTTCTAATCTTTGTTCTATATTTTTGTATCTTATAGAACATTCTTTTTCATGTGTTTCTATTTTGTTTAGTGCTTCTTGCGTACTCATCTTGTTGTATAAATTGCTAAAGAGTGTTTTTTCCCTTTTACTTTTATTGGTTTTAATAATTTTAACTCAAAACTACAAGATTTTTTAGTGTTATGACCTATTATTATGTCCACACCCACATCTTTGGTAGCACTTTCAAGTCTTGCTGCAGTATTTACTGCATCTCCTATTGCACTATAATCAAAACGTGTTTCACTACCCATATTACCTATTATGGCTTCTCCAGAATTTATGCCTATACCTATGTCTATTCCTAAATTGGATTGCTCCATGTCTGCCTTTATTTTCTGCGCTGCTAGTATGGCTTTATTCTCATGATCTTGTAGGTCTATTGGTGCGTTAAAAATAGCCATCATTGCATCACCTATATATTTATCAACCATACCCCCATACTCTTTCACTGCATCTGCTTGTATTGTTAGGGCTTTGTTCATAATTCTAGTAACTTCTTCTGGCTCTAGCTTTTCTGATAAACTTGTAAAGCCTCGTACATCTGTAAATAAAAAGGTGCAATACTTTCTTTCACCACCTAGCTTTAGTAAGTTTGGAGTTTTTTGCAAAATTGCCACTTGTCTCGGGTCAAGATAGTGCTCAAACTGTTTTTTTATCTGTTGTCTAAGTTTGTATTGTTCTCTGAAGCGTAAATAGAAAGCAGTAGATCCTGCAATGAATTGTGATATTAACGACCATGTTACATCTATAAGAAGGCTTTTTTGTATCAAATAATAGCCTAAAGTGCCCGTAGAGAGCATAATTGTTAAACCTAATGTAATACCTAGGGTTATACCAAAACGGATTAATACAAGCCAAATTAGAGTCACTGTGAGCAAATATATTAGTATCTCAACGGCTAAAGAGTAATCAGGTATGTATGGACTATCTTGTATTAGAATTGATTCTGCTAAGGCTGCCTGTATTTTATGTGGCTCTAACAGACCAACAGGCGTAGCAATTTGTGGCATGACACCTGCAGCAGTAACTCCAATTACAACAAATCTACCATTTACATCCATCTCCTCAAGATCTGTTTGTGGCGTGTCTACCCAACTTATCCATTTACGACCTAGACTATCTGTTTTGACTGGCGGTATGCCTCTTATTGATATTTCTTGTATACCATTATCATTGGTTTTTATAATGTAAGTTTTTATGCCAAACAAAGATTTATAGATCTGTGTGCCAAAACTAGGTATCCAATCGTTATTAGGAGTTCGTACAAGCAATGGTATTCTTCTGACGAGCTGATCTATGTCAGTGGGAGCAATGGCCAAACCTTCGTATGAGTTTTGAGTAAGTAGAAGCAGGTTCTCCTTTACTCCCGTAGTCATTATACCACCTTTATCTTCACCTACAACAACAGTTCCAGGTGTTGACGGGTACACACCTTTGCCGTCTTCAAACATAGCAATGACTGAAGGTGCGTATCCCAATGATCTACCAAAGTCTTCATCTCCACCCATTCTGTCAGGCTGTGGAAAAGATATTGCCCAACCAACTCCAACAGCACCACGACCTAAAATTTCTAGGTTGATTTCTGCTAATCTTTGTCGTGGCAACGGCCAACCACCTTCTTGTTCAACATTATCTTCAGTAATATTAAGAATCACAAAATTACCTGATGGGTCATAGTTTTTGACTAAAGCATCAAATGTTCTAAGTTTTATAATTTCGGTTGGTGTGCTTTGAAATATAAGAGGTAGTGATAATAGTAATAACAAAGATAAATAAATTTTATATTTCATCAACCACTCTGTTTTATCGTAATAACACTACTGCTACCACCATTAATCTTGATAGTCTTTGAAACACCATCTTGAATTAAAATTACGGTGTAACTTGCAGATACATCTAAATCTAGTCTAGCAGTGTTATTTACAGATCTTATTAGGGTAAATCTATCGCCATCTATAAAAGAAATTATCTGAGTTTCTGTATCTTGACCAAACTTAGTTCCTGCTATGGCAACTGATGTAACATCTTGTTGTAACTGATCCTCTTCTTCAGCAATCTCTAAAGCATCTAAAACATCTAATAAATCTTCAAGAAAATTTACATCAAGGTAATTTATGTCTAATTCTGTAAACTCTAGATCTGCCTCATTGTCTAAAAAGTCCTCATCTAAATAATCTATATCTAAGTCATTAAAATCTAAAAAATCATTTGTATTAAGAATAACTTCTTCAGCTTGCATTTCTACTGGCTCTGGCGGACTTACAATAAGCATGTTGTCAATAATATCTAAAGTTAGATCTAAAATTACTGGCTTACTAGGTGCACTTTCAAATACGCTAACTGTAGTAGCTTGAAAAGGTTGATTTAGTATGACGCTGCCCGTTGCAGTGGTTACCTCTATTTCTCCACTGGAAAGACCAAGTGCATCTGGTAGCAATATTATTAGGGATGCTCCTAACTCATTTACTGTGGTTGTAAAGTCAGTGCCACGAATGGCTATATTCGCTGTGGGTGTTTTTAACGAGATGTTTTGTTTATCTATTCTATTTAAGTTACCTGTTATAAATCTTGTGGTACCTAGCGCAAAGGTAAGCGCCATCTTTGATTTAGATGGATCTGGGTCATAAATATATTCGTCTATTACAAGTTGTGAGTGTTCTGTAAGTTTTACTTGGCTATCATCGAGAAAAGTTATAGCCATGCGCCCATTGTTAGTAATGGCCTCATCGTTATTTTGTATTACAAAATCTATACTAGCGTCATAAGGTATATCTCTTACAACGCTAGCTGAACCAGAAAGTTCAGAGATGTCACCAATGTTAACAGCTTGTGCTTGTACCTTGGTCGTTTTGGATAACGCAAATATTGCTATTAGAAGTGTTGCTAATAATCTTAAGGTAATCCCTTGCCAAAGTAGAAGATTGTGTAACATCAATCGTGTTTGAACTGCCATCTAAATCAAGATAAAAATAACCACTGTCAGCAGATGTGGTGCCACCGTACCCGCTACCACTAAAATTTAATGTATTACTGCTACCATTTACATCGACATAGTTGATTGCATTTGCATAATCTATATCAAAATCAAACTCATTACTGCCACCAGTAACAATCCAATCTAGATCAAGATAAGACGCATCATCATCCTCAGCCACTGCTAAATCAAAGGTGTTACTTGATCCAGTGACATTTATATTCATATTAATATAATCTGAGTCAATAAGGCCTGTGCTATCTACAAGTATGTCAAAGACATTACTGTCACCTGTAAATTCAAAAAAGCCTGTAAAATTATCACCATCAATAGCATCAGATCTAAATTTATTACTTGCACCTATTTGGTTTATGTCAAGTATCATTGACACACCATCAAGATCTAATGCAGTCATAGTGCCAGATGTAGCACTTGTACCACCAATAAGGTTAGATCCACCTTGTTGCTCTAAATCTATGGTTGCAGAGTTTCCAGTTTGGTTTACATAAATTTCATTGTCCGCAACAACAGAAAGAGACATAAATAAAAAAATGTTAATTAGTTTCTTCATATTTCCAATACCCTCTTGTATTTCCTACGTTTATTATTTCTAAGACTGCACCTTCTATAGCTTTCATTAAAGCTATGGTTGTGCTTTCGTTGCGGGTGGCACCCGTTTCTATTTCAACCAACTCTGTGCCCATCTCTATGAATCTGAACACATCTTGAGATTGGCCATAACTATAGATAGTTTTTTGTGACATGACCTCAATCAAAATTTCACCTGTAGCTACTGATACCATACGCAGACTAACACTTACGCTATCTTCTCGGTACTGCAAACTAGAGCCTATGCCCAAATATCTTGCGCCTAGTCCACCTGTAACTAAGTTACTATCATACGATACAACTGCACCTTCAAGCAAGACACCAGCAAAAAGCAGCGGCCCTAGAGCCTGGCTTTCACCAAGTTGTTCTCTTGTAGATCTAATTAGTTGTCTTTCTTTTGTAAGGTTATCAAGACCAACTCTCTCTACAACACGAAAGAAATTACCATTTGATGCATGTTTTAAAGACCTAATTAAAAGCGTGTGTGGTGCTTGTGTGATTGCAGATGAAAATAAAGCAAACTCACTATTGCTTTTTCTTTGTCCTGTTTGATCTGTAAAGGCAGTAGGATACACAGCAACGACAGGTTTGACTGCGGGAGCTGGTATATATGCTAGTTCGTCAGACTGCAACGAATAAATACTATAATCGTGTAATCCTTTACTTTGGTATCTATCTGGTCTTGTATCTTTTACAACTTCTAGTATTGAACAACTAGAAAGAGAAATCACCAAGAGGCAGTTCAATAGTCGTGGTAGAACCGTCATTTGAGTTAAAAATAGTAAGAATTATCATACCGTCTTCAATCTTGTAAGATATTATATTACCTTCAAGTTCAAACGTGCCTTCAGTAGATTGTGTTTCGCCAAACATATTTTCTACAATCTGTCTGGATATTTGTGCGTAGATACGGCTTTCTAAGTTTCTAATAAATCTTGCAAGAGTTGTGTTCTCAGCATCTCTTTCTAATTCTTCTTGTAAAGCTTTGATCTCCTCTTTTATAGTCATCTTACGCATATGTTCTTGGTTTTCTATTGTTAAGTAATGAGAGCTGGTATTGATGCCACTAAAAGATGGAGACTTAAATTTAAAAGTTATAGTATCTGCTTGTGCACTTTGTATGAAGCCAAAAGTAAAAAGCATCATGCCGCACAAAATACTAAGTGCGTATAAATTATCTTTGTTTTTTTCTTTTTGCATCATCTTGTTCTTTAAGTTTCACTACTGTATCAACTTTCTCTTTTAATCGTATCATATCTTGATCCAATAGGCGAAGTTGATCTGTTAACCTTATTATGGTCGTTTTCATTTCACTTACTGATGGATCTATAGTTTTAGTGATGGTTTGCCATACATAAAAAACAAAATATCCTAACCCTATAACCATAACAGTTGGAAAGCCAAACTTTTGCACCAGTACAACTATATCCATTAGTCACGCCTTGCGTCTATCTTGCCATCTTCTACAAAATTCTCTGCTCTAGCAATCCTATCAAGATCTGGTGGTATGTTAAGTGCACTAGAAACCACAGTATCTATTCTAATAATATCGTTGTTCATTATAGAAGCACGGGTAATAAGCATTTTGGTAATGCCTTGCACTGACTGTATATCTGAAACAAGGTTGTTCATAAGCTGTCTTATGATTAAAAATATGAAATAGCCCATAATCAAACCACTAGCTATTGGTAGTCCTACCTCGCTTATCAAGCTTATAGCTTGATTCATTATTTATCTTCGCCTTTGAAACTCTTAGATGCGCCAGATGTACCTGCATAAAGACCAAACCAAGCTGCACCTGCACCAACAATAATTGATATAAGTCCAGATTGTTCAAATGTAGGGCTCTCTAGTGCCATAAACCACATTGTTGAATAGTAGAGTAAAAATATATAAACGCTTAAAAATGCACGTGGAAATATTCTCCATGCATCAACTGCTTGTGCTAAATGAATCCACTTTTGATGTGGATTAACATTGCTTACATCCTCAAGTTCTCTTATTTTATCTTTTAGATCAGAAATTTCTCGCATCATATCCATGAACTTGTTAAGGTCCATTTCGACTTCGTTTCTATCCATATCTCCGCTAAATTGTCCTGGATTCATATTCATTAGTAATCTCCCCAAACTTTGGTTTTTTTGCCACCGTCATAAGCAACTGCATGGCCTTCTTTAATTAATATTTGACAAATATCTTTGCCGTCATCTGTATAAGGTATGCCTAGTATACGGCCATATTTACCTTTACCCAATGATTTTACTTTTATATGCCCTGTGCAAAGTTCTTTTAATCGAGCTTTTGCAGCCAAACCTAGTACTTTTTCAGCTTTATCTCTAGTTCTTGATTCTGGTGTATCAATGCCTGCTAGTCTCACTCTTTGTTTATGAAGCTTTACATCAAACCCAAGATCAAGACAACAATCAAAAGTGTCTCCATCAACTATTCTTTCTAGAATTGCATTATAAACAAATGCATCAGGTGCTTTAGGCATTTTTTACCACGCACTTATGTTTGAAAATATTTTGTAGCAAGACATCTTGGCCGCATTTCTCACATGTAGCCATAATCATGCTTTTATTTTTTAGTCTTTTTGACTCTCTTTGTTGTATATGCTTCATTTACATCAGGTGTAGATTTATCATCTGCAACATAATGGCCTTTTTCATTTCTTGCACGCACTACTGTTTCTTCAGTGCCTGTAACCCAATCTACTAATTTAGTCCACCACTTCATCTTTTTCTCCTGCAGAAATATCTTCTGCTTTATTTTGCTCTGTGCTTGTTAAAAGAGCGTTTTTATAAACACTTAGAGCTGCGTTTATTTGATCAAGCTCGCTTTGTACTCTAAATTGTTTGTTTGATAGATCTTGCACTTGATGAACAAAATACCTTTGTTCTTCATTTAAATCTGTAAGTTTTGTATCGACACCATCAATTACGACACTTGGTTCTTTGTTCTCTTTTCCCATAATTCCCCCTTTAATTATTTTAACTTAAAACTTTCGTTACTGATGTTGGTGATACCTTTTCTGCTATACTTGCATCTAATCTAGCTTTCATAGCTGCAACCTCATCAGCACCTAACGCTGTTTCTACCCAGCCTTGTACATCACTAGCTTTAAGACTTGACCAATTAATAAAACTTGATAAATCACTAGTATCTAGGTCTTGTGAGCCATAGACAGTTTCAGTTTGTGGGTTGCCATCTGCATCATTATTACTATCATCAGTGCCAGTAAGTCTCCAATGAACTGTATGCACCACATTAGATTTACCACTCTTTGATGGGTATGTATCACATGTGTTTACATCCCAAGTATAAGATATTGCCATATTATTTCTCCTTTAAACTCGCAATTTCACTTTTAAGTGTTTCTATTTGTTTTTGTTGCTCTTGCATACCTTTTACAAGATGCGTAACAAGTTTACTATAATCCATTGAGTAATAACCATCTTCGTCTTGATTAACTGCATTTGGTACAAGTTCTTCAACCTCTTGTGCTATCAATCCTTCATCTGCATGGTTGTCAGCTTTCCAATTATAAGCAACAGGATTGAGGTTATTGATTACATCTAATCCTCTTGCTGATCCTGTAACATCTTTTAGTCTTGCATCTGAGGATGTGTTATAGGTTACTGCATTTGTTGAGCTTTGATTGATTGAGCCAATCTGTGTGCTGTTTCTTCTAAATACATATAATTCAGCACCACCAGAGGTACCATCCATATTTTGTTGAATGTTTACACCTGTTGATCCCTTTTGAAAAGAAATACCACCTACACCTTGATTGGTTGTAGTTCCTATAAGAACATGCCCGTTCACATTTATGCGCATCCTCTCTGTTGTTGTGTCATTACCAAACCTAATATCATTCCTCGCTGCAATGTATGATGTTCCTGTAGAATCTTTAAGCTGTATCCTTACTTCTGTGTCTGTACTTTCAAATTTAGTATTTATATCGTTTGTGCCTGAATTTATATGTAGCGTAACATCGGGCGAAGTTTCGTTGATGCCAACTTTTGCAGTTGAGCTAATATGCATTGCAACTGTACTAGCATCAGCACCTTCTGAAGGCATATCAGTTAATATTTGTATATCACCTTCTCCACCAGATGCACCTGCAATACCTCTAATAATCCCAAAAACTCCGGGTGTATTATCAGTAGTATCGGCACTATGAAACTGTATTGCTCCTGTTACGTCACCTTGACTTGCTTCACCTGTTCCTGAAAGTCGCATAACAGCACCACCACCACTTGATGCTCCTGCAATATCAAGAGCTTTTTGTGGACTTGTAGTTCCTATACCAACACCAGTTCCATCAATACGCATTTTTTCTGACGCTGTACTTCCAACACCAAATTTAATTACACCTGAACTATTATTTACACCCACATTTAATTCAGTTGTAGAGGTTGTAATAAAAGCATCACTTGCAGAGATCATCCCTGCTGTTCCTGCTGAAGAGCCAAATACTCCAAGATTTAATCCTGTATCTGCATCATTTGAAACAACTACATTAGCAACTTGTGCTGAATTATTACCAACTTTAAAAGTTGCTGCTGTGGCTGCTGAACTTTGTGTTACTGTCACAGCACCACCTACAGCTAAAGTAGAAGCCATATCCACAGCTCCGTCAATATCTACTACATCAAGGTTAGTCGTACCGTCTACATCTAAATCGCCATTAAAGTCTCCATTTCCTGTGAGTGTTAGAGCACCACCTATACTTACATCATCGGTAACTGTTAAGTCATCTTCTACTTTAAGATCGACTACATTTAAACTTGCAAAAGCATCAACCATAGCAGCACCTGAGCCTGCACCGTCCGAGTATATTGCTTTTGTATCTCCTGGAGGTACTGTTACATTAGCGCCAGAGCCCTGCGAAATAATTATGTTTTGGGAGCCAGAAGTGCCATTTTCTATAAACCAAAGCTTAGATACGGTATTAGGGCCTATTGTAATGGTGCAAGCTGAGTCCAGTGTGCCTGTATATTTTAAGTAAATAGATCTACCAGGATCAGTAGAGCCGTCTGCAATAGTGGTGGTGTGAGTATCTGCGTTGGTTGTTATAGCCTCTGTACCAAAGCTAAACGCTTCAGCAATTAGCTCTAAATTAGTGTTGGTCGAAGTCCCCCAAGTACCTGACTCATCACCTGTTGCTATCTCTTTTAATCTTAAATCATTAACATACGTTGCCATATTTTATGCTACCTCTTCCCAATCTGGGGTTTGTGTTTCATTAATTTCAGCAAAGGATGAACTTTGGTCATCATCAATATTAGCATAATTTTGACTTTGTGTTTGATTTATTGCACTAAAACTAGAGGCTTGATCGTCTGATATGTCAGAGAAGTTTCTTGTTTGTTTTTCGTCAACTAATCCCCAAACAAGCACATTGTTCACAAAACCTGTTGCTGAAACTCCTAATAATGTAACTGTTGATTTTGCAATTGTAGTTACAGAACCAACCTCAGATGTACTTTCTACACCATCTATACTAAATTTAGCATTGTGATGAATTGTTAAAGATCCAACTGCAGATGTTGTGCTTAAACCTGATATAACAACATTTGCCTCGCCATCTACATCAACTCCAACACTGCCTACAGATCCAACTGCTCCAGGTGCATTTGCTACGGCATCACCGTTTACTCCGACACCTCCTATAGCTGATGTACCCACTTGCGAGCTTGGTGTAATATTTGCTTTACCCGTTATTGTTAAGGTTCCAACAGAAACTGTTGCCAGTTGTGTTGTCGGTGACACATTAGCTTTTGCGACAACTGTAGGTGTGCCAAGTGCAGATGTCGATGATTGTCCTGTAAGGGTAAGATTAGCTTCACCATCAATACTAGGTGATCCTACGGATCCTGTGCCGACTTGTGATGAGGGTGTTATATTAGCTTTAGCTACAACTGAAACAGTGCCAAGTGCACTTGTAGCTGCTACACCTGTGAGTGTAACGGGTATGGGTTCACTCCAAGGCCCTTCTCCCCAGGTGCCTCGACCCCAACCAGTTATATTAGCCATAAGGCTAAGCTATTCTGATAATCGCTGTGCTTGCTGCTGCTGCAGGAAATACTATAGTAAAATCGCCTGCTGTAGATGTTTTGTCACCACCAAAATCTATAGTTGCTACAGATTTATTACTATCTGATGAGTTGTAAATCATACAACCTCTAGCAGTTATAGTTGCAGTTCCAAATGTTAAATCTGCAAAATCAGTAAAACCAGTGGTGCCACTAGATGTAGGATCTACTCTAGTTAAATTACTACCGCCAGATGTGTAGTTTGTGCCACTAGCTTGTCCTGTAGTGGTAAAAGCTGTAGTTGTAGCACCTAAGGTAGCTGAACTTGTATATAAGGCTAATTTAAAGGTATCACCACCAGAGTTTTTAAAATTATGCACAGCTTCAAGAAGTTCTTTTTTGAAACTTGTGGTTAAAGTAGAGCTTATAGCCATATTAAATACCTCTAATAATTTTTGCTAATTCTTCCTCTCCACCACCTATTAAATCTTGTATTAGAGAGGCTTTATAAGATTTTAACGCATTTTTTATATAAATCAAACACACTTGATATATAGCATCTTTGTAAGCTTTGGCTTGTTCTTTGATATGTGGCTCCTTGTCTTCAGAGTAACTTACAATTTTTTCTGTAAGTCTTTCAGCCCAAAATTCAGGGGGATGGCCACCAAAATTTGTAGTTTTAGCTTCAATAATACCTAATTCTGGCATCCCAGCAGGTGTGATCTTATCTACCATTTTTTAGGTTCTGGTGGTTTTAAATGACTGTCGTTGCGATCAATTAGCGTTGGTTCTTGCGATTTTTTAACTATATCTAGATTATCAATGCGTTCTAGCTTTATACCCTTTTCATCTACTAAAATGATATATGGATTTTTAAGTCTATGATAACCATAAAGTTTCTGTTCTGCTGGTACATCTGTATCTAATAAACTTGATGTATGCGCTACTTCTACTTGCATACCCGCAGAAATACACTTACTCAACCAGAACTCTACGCACCCTCGCCCTGCTTCTGCAAAGTGCAAATTACCTTTGTAAGAGAAATCTATACCAAAAAGTTTAAGATTTGCAACTTCATTCCAAAATGCAAAAGCTATAGCATAGGCTACTGTGTTGTTTAGGTAATGACAATTTGAATACTGGACTACTTCTTCAAGTGGATATTCAACCAATCCAGGGCATCTTTCATCTAACTCACATGTATATATAGGACCTTCATGTTCTAAAAGCATTTCTTTCATACTTTCTGTCTGACCACCAGCGTCCTCTGTATCTAAAAATCGTGATGCAGGATCCATCATAAATACTCTATCGTGATATATTACCGATGCTACTCCATTTATGGCCCATACTTCATCAAAATGAACCCCATGCGATTTAGCTAAATTATAATCAAACCAACTTTTACCCATACCAACGATGGCAACTGTTTTGCCTTTAAGGCTTTCTGTATTACTCATTTTTATTTTATGAAACCGATGACCTCAAAGAATCGTAACGGTATTCATCTCTTCTCCCCCTAGCTTCTGCAAGATTTTTCAACCTTGATATTTCCATCATAAAGCGTTGCTCATATTGTTGTTGCATGTCGCTTTCCCCTTTTAAAAATATATTTGCCTCTACTAAACACCCATACAATAAAGCGTTTCTAGCATTAGTAGACAGCCATGTGCCCGTAGTATCTGTAACTAATGAAGTTGGTTTGAAAAGGTAATGTAACTCAACACTGTAATTGGAATCTGGCACAGGACTTACTATTAATGTAGAGCCATTATTTGTCGCTGTAGAGAGCTCTTTATCAAAATCAGCATAATACTTGGGTAAATCCCTAAGCGTTGTATCTGTTGGATCTACGATGTATTCACGCATAAAAGATGGATGTTTTTTATCTAAATAATGATAATCACCATTGCCATCAATAACTGCGAGTGAAAAACTCATTTGAAAGTCTGACGGTGTTGTTAAATATGTGTTGCCTGCGGTTAGAGAGCCTGTTACATTTTTTCTAAAAAAGTCAAACTGCACTAATTCAAATATGCGTTCTTCAGCGTTTTTTATAAAGTCATCTAAGCTGTTTACAAAGGTAGTTTCTTCGTTTTCAACATAGTTTTGTATTAATGTCTTGAGTTCGGCTAATGTCATGTGATAACTATTGTAACCTCACCTACACTACCTGTCATCTTGGAAACTGTAAAGTTTGCAGGTAAAGTTGATGGGTTCATGTAGTCTGGTCTAAAGATATTTGAATTTACAACAACAACAAACCCTTCACCTTCTTCTGCGTCATTATTAGGACGTGGTTTGTATAAAGCCTCAGGATCCGCAGTAGCAGTGAGTGGCTCTAATTGTGGATGTTTTGGTTCATAACAATGTGGACAAACCTTAGCACCATTCCATTCTTCTTTTAACTCTAGAAGCTTATATTCAAAACCACATCTATCACATAATGCTTTTGCAAATTTACCTAAAGCGTATGCCATTAGTTCATCCTTATGTCAGGTCTTACTCTAAATGATGCTCTATCCTCATCTTGATCTGCAGCTCTTCTAAATTCTTCCTCATACATTGCTTTAAGTTGTGGTGTAAGTTGTGGATTCTTCTTCATAGACAAGTAGTACGCTAAACCAGCAACAAAACAAGGATAAAACCTAAACGGCATGTCCATAGTATTAGTTGCAGCATCTGCATCATCCATTCTTACAAGCTTGTTAAAAACTAAAATATCCGTGCTATTTTCTGGTGCAGGCCATATTTTTAAAGCAGGTGTAGTTAATTTATCAAAAAAGAACTGTGAGGGTCTTGCTTTTGTTTCTTTATTTGGAATGTTTAGATATTCAGATCTACTAATTCTGTTCATGCTAATATCAGTTTGCTCTTGGTTTACAGTCCTACGCACCACTACATCTAATACATCAATTACATTAGCATTTAATGAATAACTAGAAGTGCCTTCAGTAACAGTTTGTGTGGCTTGTTCTATAGTCCATTGATTGAGACCTCTATTAGCCCATTCAGCTAACATAAGATTTACACTTCTAATAGCAGTTTTAAGATCATATCCTGTTCTTAATTCAGCACCACACCTCTCGTAGGCCTCTTCTATAAACTCTGTTACATTCGGTTCAAAATTTGTGCTGCCAGATAATGCCATTAATCTTTCCTATCATCTTGATTATATAGATTATCAAATGTTGTGTATGAATCCATATAACTATCGTGTTTCTCTGCTGAGTGAATCCATTGACTTGGTGAAAAATCGGGCGGCCCGTCACCAACACGCCAAAGAGCTGGATTTGTAGCTCTCACTCTATTGTTTGGTAAAGCTACAAAATTACCAGTATATTCACCAGCGTCTGTCAAATATAACACATGTGACTGTTTATGTTGAGCAGAATCGTCTGCGATACTATTTTCTGTGTAATCTACAGTAAACATATAGGTGCCTGTATAGAACTCACCCCCTATTTTGCATATCCAGGGAGAAGAGCTAACTCTATCTAATACTACTACTGAATGATGATGACTCAAACAATCCCAAGGTTGTGCTAAATGATCCTCCATAGGTGTAGGCCATTCATCCACTGGTACATCAGCTATAAGTGCTTGTATTGGCATCCTTGCCCACATAGCACCACCATGTATATTTTCATCTGGATGATCCTCTAGATCTGTTTCGCAACCAGTGAATACCACTTGAAAAGACAAAGATCTGTCTGGAATAGTGTTAACTGCAAAGGCTAAGGCATGCAGATATTCTCCGTGATATTTTTGATGGTTTGCTGTAAATTCTTTACGCACCCAACATTTGAACTGTGGTATGTTCGATATTAGATAAGACAAAATAACCCCCTAGTCTTAGTTTTAAACTCTTCCGCCTTTTGACATGTATTTACTAGCTTTTCCACCTCTAGCCATGTACTTTGAAGCTTTACCACCTTTAGCCATATATTTAGATGCCTTCCCACCTTTTGCCATATATTTAGATGCTTTTCCGCCCTTTGCCATATATTTTGAAGCCTTACCGCCTTTTGCCATGTATTTTGAGGCTTTGCCACCTTTAGCCATGTACTTACTGACTTTACCGCCCATAGCGTATCCTTTTGTTCTTCTATACATAATTAATCCTTTTTCTTTGGTCTGCCTTTCTTAGCAGTTGTTTTCTTTGCAGCAGCCTTTTTTTTCGGCTTTACTTGATTGCCAGAAGAATCTAAATAAATACGATCTTCGACAACGGGCTGATCTGGTCTGACTTTTGCATCAAGTCTTGCTTGTAATTTTGGATCTACACTAGATTTTTTCTTTGGCATATCTTCTCCTAACTAATAGTTGTGACCTTTCTTTTGTCAGGTCTGACAGCTCCACAACCTCTTGCTATAAAGCCACCTTTTTTCATTTTAACACGATTTTGTTTTTTCATGGCTTTTTCGATTGCCATACCTCTTTTCATCTCATAGGATGAAATTTTGCCATCTTTATCAAGATCTGCTTTTTTTCTATTCTTTAACATTGTTGTGCCTCCTGTCTTCATAGAAACTCTTGCCTTTTTTGTGTTTGCAACCACTGTTTTACCTTTAGCCCCTGCTCTTTTTTTCTTTCTTGCAGTTTTTGCTCTTTCTGACTTAGATAAACTTCTAGCTTTTGCAGCTGGTAAACAACGATCTGGGTTTTTTTTATCTTTACTTGTGCCGCAAGGCCCTTTAATAGATCCATCTGTGCCAATGCGCACCCAGTTTTGTTCACGCCACTGCTTAAGTTGTCCCATTACCTTAGTCTATCTGACATGACAGCACCTTGGCCTCTAATACTTACGAAGCCACCCTTAGCCTTTTTTTTCCTTTTTTTACTGCCTTTTGCATAATTAGGATCTTTACAATACTTCGATGCAGCCATATTTGCATATGCTGAAGGGTATGTATCAAAAGTTCTTTTTGCCCAAGCTTTGCCCTCTGGGCAAATTTTGCCTCCACTTTTAACTTTACCTCCCTTTTTCATTTTAAGAGTTTGTAATGTTTTTGCTTGTTTTGCATGCGTTTTGCTTGCTTTTTGCAGACCCTTAATAACTTTTTTTAATTTTTGTTTAGCCATAATTTAACTCGTCTAAATGATAGTTTAGCGTAAGCTCCTCGCCAACACTAATTTTTTTTGATGTAATTACATTAAAAACTCTATAGTCGTCCCAGTCTAATTCTTCGCTAAGGTAACAATTTGAATCTTCTGAGTGATTTAAAAAGCCCCCTATGGATGTTCTTACATAACCTTTTATAATAGGAACTTTTATATGTGACATACCTAAATCAAAATCTTTGTCAATATTATCTACCGCAAACAGTCCATATCCTTCTATAGGGCTTTTTTGAACTTCAATACAATCTGGTAATGGTTTGTAATAAAATTTATTATAAACAGGATACATTATTTAGTTCTGCCAAATTTTTTACGTATTGAGTCTTTACCACGCCTAAATATTTCTGCTTGCCTTGGCTTGCCACCATACTTAGATCTTTGTTCACCCACTGTTAATATTTGTATTAATCTAGCAAAAGGTTTTTTAGTTTTTTTAACTTTAGCAACTGTATCTCTTGCATCTTGGACTGTAGCATATTTAATAGAAACTGTATCTTTAGGGTTTTCATCAGTATAAAGCCTTCGACCTGAACCTTTTGGTTTTTTACCAGTGCCTTTCTTTGGATCTGACTTAGCCATTTAACATTTCCACCTTCTTCTAGCTTGTCTAATTCTTGAATTTGGATTGTTTCTTGTTTTTGCAGAACTTTTCTTTAATTGCCCTAGCGACCTTGCACAAAAAGATTTTCTTCTTTTAGCTGCTTTGCTACCTTTTTTTACCTTGCCAGTAACAGCGCCTTTTAATTTAGATCCTGGGTTAGCTTTTCTATAAGCTCTTATTCCTTTCTTAGTCATACCCGCCCCTTTTTTAGTGGGGCGGTAATTACCACCTTTACCAGTTGTTCTGCGTATTTGTTTAGCTTTTCGTCTGGTAGCCATTCATTAATAGTTTTTGTTCAAAACTAAGATTATCGAATACGCATCGCCACTAGAGTGACCAACTGTTGTGAAGTCTATATCGCCTGTAACACCTGAACCTGCATTGTTAGGTATACCACTAAATCTATCATCATAATACTCATCACCTGTGCTATCTGCAGGTAGTGGTATTGCTAAAACATTAGTGGATGCGTCAAATTCTATATCTACACCCATACCTCTGGTTGCCCAGTATATGCGTGCTATAGAGACGCTGGTACAAGCTTCTCCTGCACTGTTGGAGGTCAATGCGGATACATCTACTTTTTTAACACTAGATTCGCCTGTACCATCAGACTCGTTTGTAAACTTTAAGATAGCAACTCTTTCACCATCTTGGATAGTTTGTGACGTTACTGTATCTGCCATTGTTTACTCCTATCTTTCGACTGCTGCAACTACGTAATCAATTGTCATGGTTTGTGCAGAAGCTTCACCATTTTGAATACCAAATGATACTGTTAATTCTTCATCATCTGGTAAGTTAGTGATTGCAACACCCACAGGTTTTGCGTTATTTATAGAATAAAAAACTTTAGAGGCATCTGGATCTATAAACCATGTAGTAGTAATGAAAGTATCGTCAGCCATTGTTGCTACATCTTCAGTAGTAGTAGCTGTGTTATCTTTCTCAACTAAGAAATCTAGGCCTGCATCACCATCTGCTGAGATAAAAAATACACCGTCTGTTGTATCAAGTGGTGTTGTATCAGTAATACCCAGACCCATTACAAAGTCTGATTGGTCAACGTCATTCACTTTAAATCTAGCTGAAAAGTAAGCTTTTTTACTGGTGCTAAGTTTAAAACCTTCACCTTTTAATTGTAAAAAGTCTAAGTCATTATCTCCAGCAGCATTAGTAAGCAATAAAGCTCCACCAGCTGATGAAGTTACGGCTTCAGATGCACTTCCTGTGCCAGCTTCAGTAGTTGTAATCGTCCAATCACCAGAGTTATATGTAAAAAAGTCATTGTGATACATATAAAACGTCTGATCTGACGGATATGGTGCGAACATAGGCTGGTTTTTCTTGTGCTCGGAAGCAACAGTATTACCTGCCCAAAGTATTAGGTTTTGAAAATGTGGATTAGCCATTATGAACTCCTTTATCTTGTATTAATGGAAACCTTGCGGCCCTCATCAAGCTAATTAATTATATAACCTCTTAAATTCTATACCTAAATTTACGGACAAGCAACAAAAAAGGGAGCCGAAGCTCCCTTAGAAAATTGTAGATGAGTTAGAAACGCTACAATAAATCGTTCCTTTACGCTCCTTGAGAACCGAATACGGCTCTAAAGTTTGAATATCCGAAGCTATAACGCTCTCTAGCCTTATATCTCATATTACCTGTATCGAAGTCTCCCTCTAATGCAGTTTGCATTGGTGATCT